TGGCATGGGACATGGCCACACGAGCCAACCAAAAGGTCGCAGGACGCCCCCGCGTGTACACCACTCAACCTGTAGGAGAAACCACAACTGATCCAGTTGGCCCCACAATAGGACCCAGAAAATCATTCGCTGCGCCTAAACAGAAAATTACGGATGTCAACTGGATTCCAACTCCTCCAGAAGGCTCCACAGGAGTTCAAGGCACCCTCCCAGAAGTCGATTGGACTCAGTACGGCGGCTCTAACTACGACGTGTTAGGCAAAGTTAACAAAGAACAGTTCAACATTTGGGAATTCTTGTAACACTGTGACTTCCGTCACACCCCCGCGCCCCAATAGGTCTTCATATGGCTTCTTATCCACAGGCACGGTAAAAAGCGAAATCCATATACGAACATATGTTCGCCCCGCCGTTCTGTCATGTTTGACGGTTGGCCGCTGGTAGTATCAAAACATGACTCTTGGACCACAGTTTCACGGCACAGCCGCTAACTACCTTCAGGAAGGCGATGTCATTGAGCCGCGCTCTGGTAAGGCGTATGCCACTGTAGATAAGGGTATGGCTAAAAAATCGGCTGCTATTGGATTTCGTAAGCAAGAACAAGGAACCCTGTTTGGCAGTGTGTACGAAGTAGAGCCTCTAGGCGACACAGAAACCTCAGATATCTATCCTCACCAGCGGATTTCTGACAAAGGTTTCCGCGTTAAAAAGCATGTAGAATTCGTAGAGTCTGATTTTTCCACACCTAAAAATAGGAAACTGTAAATATGAACGATATGAAAGAGAAGACCATGTACGTGCTGGCCGTCGGAGTCATGCTGGCCATCCTTATCGCCATCGTCGGTGACTATCTGGTCGCCGCTATTGAGACTCGGACGACCGGTGAAGCCGTTGAGGTGTCGTCTGACGTGATGACGCTCGTGCAGACTGCTCTTGGTGGTGTCATCGGCATCATCGGTGGGTACTTCGGGGCCAAGGGCATGAAGAAAGACGACTGATGGCAACCCTTGATGTGCTCTCTCAGCAACTGAAGAACGTGATGACTGCCTTCGGGGAGCACAGTTACGAGGAGAGTACTGTTCCTAAGGACCCGGGTGGGCGGGTGCTCGGCCATGAGCACAATGCACCCAAGCAGTATCGCCATGATCTGGAGCCGTACCAGCGTGAGATGGCCTCTGAGGAGGGCTTACGAGAGTTCAACTCTATGCAAAAATTTGAGGGACGCACCTGAGCACGACTGAACCCGACGCTCTTGCTTGGGAGAAGTACCCACAGTTTCATCAGTGGTTCAACAAACTCTACTTATCGGAGAAACTCGGCTATAAATGTGGGCCGTGTGGGCTTGCTCCTAGTGAAAGTGGCTGGTATTGCGTACGCCCGGTGATGAATTTGGCCGGTATGGGCGTGGGGGCGCGGAAGCAATGGATCAACGAAGGCGATAATCGCTGCGTAGAACCCGGGTATTTCTGGTGCGAGTGGTTCGATGGGCGGCAAATCAGCGCTACTTACCGCTGGAGAAGCGGTTGGATACCCATTTCTGCCTTTGAGGGGGTCCGTGACGTTGAAAATCTCAGTCGCTTCTCTTACTGGATGCGTACTGAGGCCCCAATTCTGCGCGGATTTGAGGAAGTACACTCCGCAGAGGTGCTAAACGTCGAATTTATCGGTGATCGGATCGTAGAAATCCACTTTAGAGAGTCACTAGACCCCGACGCAGACCTCTTTATCCCGATTTGGGCCGACATGGACGTGCCCGAGGACATGATTCCAAGTTTTGAAGACGCAGATGGGTATTTAGAAGTGCCTAGACTTGGCTTCGTAGTACGATAATCACATGACCGCAAAAGACAACATAAACAGAGACTTGTTCCATGCCTCTGACTTACCTGAAGAAGAGTTCATGAAGGCTCCTGCTATTCATGTTGGTACATACGGTCAGGCCGCCAAAAGAGCAGATGACATTACTCTCCCGACTGCTGAACAAAGAGCCGACATCCGTGAAGGATTCATCCAGCCAGAGGAAGTGTACGAGCACAAGATTCACAGCACTCCGCTGTCAGAGCACGCCAAGGTCTACCCCGTGACGTTGACCGACAAGCAGGCCAACCGTGTACACAGTAGGTTCTTACGTCAAAAAGACATTAACCCCAGTCCTAGTGTGTACAGCAGCACGTTGGGTTATGGCGGAAACCGTAACTTTGAGGAGAGCAGTCTGATTGAGGATCGGGCGCTTGCCGCTATGAATCGCAACGAAGTTATTAAGTACGAAAACACGCGCGAGATCTCAGAATCTGAGGATGGCTTTGAACCACATTCGTTCCTTGTCCCCAGCCCAATCATCAACTTAAGCCAGATGAGCCAGAGGGCGCTTCCAATGGATTACAGCCGCATCGTGGAGAGTGAGACAACGAAGAAGACTAGGACACGGCCTGAGAGCAGCCAGTACGACGCACTAGCAATTCCTAAAATTGAGGGACTAGATTATCTCTCGCAATGATGATTACTCTTGAAGACCTCTCTGATCCACCCGCAGCGATAGGGGACGGTGACTGGAATGACGAAGGCGTTGTCATCCTTAAGAACTTTCTTCCAGAAGAACTCCTCGTGGCTTATGAGGAATGTTGGATACGTGAAAACCGGGGACGCCCGATGGGATGGCCCGACCCTGTCCCGTATACACGACACAAAGAACTGCGAGACCTGCTCCTATATCAACCGCTATGCGATGAGATCGAAGCGCTGATCGGGGAGCCTCCGGGTCTTCACCTCAACCTCACCGGCTGGGTGTCCACTGAGCGCAACTGGCATCAGGACACCTATCTCAATCCTCCGTACGTGGGGGACGCCTACGCGGCTGTGTGGATCGCTCTGGACACCATCCACCCTGACTCTGGCCCCTTCCAGTACATCCCCGGCTCCCAGCGGTGGCGCACCATCACTCAGGAGAAGGTCATGGCCCACCTCAGTAAGGAGGAACGCGACCACAGGTGGCCCAAGTACTCCGAGCGTCTGCTGACCCCTATCTTTGAGCAGATGATGGAAGAGGGGGGCATCGAACCTGTCTCTCACTTGCCTGACCGGGGCGACGTGTTGATATGGAACGGAAGACTCCTTCACAGAGGTTCTCCTGCCAATGTGCCCGGTATGGAGCGTCGTGCGTTGATCGCGCACTACAGTGGTATCTACCACAGACCTGACATGCCTGACGCAAAGCAGTCCCCGTGGGGCGGGTATTACTTCCCGCTACAGACTGACCTTTCTCTTTACTACGGAAAATAATGAAACTTCTAAATGCGGGATGCGGGACCCACTACGCTCAGGGCTGGGTAAACGTCGACATATGGGAAGACGACAATACTCATCCAGACATTGTCGCTAAGGCCGGTGAGCCTTACCCGTTTGAAGACGCCTACTTTGACGCCGTCTATCTAGGTCACGTCATTGAGCACATCGATTGGTCTGCCGTTCCATCCTTCTTGCTAGACATGAACCGAGTCGCCAAGCCGGATGCCCCCATCCTAATCGTCGGTCCCGACGTGCTCAAAACCATCCAACTCTGGAAAGATGGTAAAGAGCCGTGGCACATGGTGCTGTCCACCATGGAGCATCAAGATGTGAACTACCAGCCTGACCGAGAACATGAGTGGTGGGACGGGGCCACACACCATTGGAACTGCCACAACCAGCGAGTTCTTGAACTGCTAGAAGACATTGGCTTCACAGACATTAGTGATGTGTACGACTACATTCCTAACAATCCCTCAGGTAAGGAATGGTACGATCAAGTAACTGATATTACTTGGCCAGTTGTAGGTAAACACCACTGGCAGTTCGCGTTAATGGTGAGGGCTTTCAATGGCAACGACCGAGGGTAAGTGGATTAATAGGGACGGCAAGCGAATTTGGCTTGTCACTATTCTGCCCAAGGAGAAGCGCGGTGACTGAGCGCAAACTCACTAAGCAAGATCAAATGCACATTGATCACCCTTGGGGATCAGAAACTGACGAAGAAAGAATAGCAAATGCTGCTAAAGGCATCTCTAGTGACAGCGTGAGAGAGAAGTTCCTGAACATCGCAGACATGATGAAAGAGCGCCGTCTCAACCCCGTCCAGTTTGAGAACGGGCGGCTATTCCCCGACGAGTGACGCAAGTCACACAGTTGTTACAAACTCGCTGGTGAGGTAGCAACTCCCGCCAGTAGCGCCCCCGCTAGGATGAGAGTCTCCCCTTCTGGGAATTGACTCCGACTACGCAAGGACGTGCGCCATGGCTTATATCACCGATGAATACGTGTCTCTCCACAACGCCCTCACTCCCCCGTGGGGCTTTGGTGGTATGGGGGAAGTTGTCTTCCTCCGCACGTATAGTCGCAAGAAGGAGAACGGTGATAACGAGACGTGGCCGGAGACCATCCAGCGTGTCATCAACGGGGCTATCGACATCGGGGTGCCGTACACGCAGGAGGAGGCCGAGCAGTTGTTCGACCACATGTTCAACCTGCGTTGCTCGTTCTCAGGACGCGCTCTTTGGCAGTTGGGCACGCCCCTCGTTAACGAACTGAATGGTGCGTCGATCAACAACTGCTACTTCATCAACATCGAAAAGATTGAAGACTTTGAGTTCCTCTTTGACCACCTGATGCTCGGTGGTGGCGTTGGCTTCTCAGTAGAGCGAGCCAAGATTCACGAACTGCCAAAGGTTAAGGCGAACGTGGAGATCACTCACGAGAGAACGCACGACGCCGACATCATTGTGCCTGACTCACGTAAAGGCTGGAGCCGACTGCTTCACTCCGTCCTGAAGTCATACTTCTACACCGGCAAGTCGTTCTCCTACTCCACCGCTCTGATCCGCGAGTACGGTGCGCCCCTCAAGACGTTCGGGGGCACTGCCTCTGGCCCCGGCGCTCTGATCGACGGCATTGAGGATATCTGCAAGGTCATGGAGGGGCGCGTCGGTAAGAAGTTGCGCTCCATCGACGTGCTGGACATCTGCAACATCATCGGACGCATCGTGGTCTCCGGTTCCAGCCGACGCTCCGCTCAGATCGCTATCGGTGACCCTGACGACGTGTTGTTCCTTCGCGCCAAGAACTGGTCGACTGGCAACGTGCCTGCGTGGCGTGCCAACTCCAACAACAGCATCTACGCCGACTCCTACGACGAGATCATGCCGGAGTTGTGGAAGGGCTACGACGGGTCTGGAGAGCCATACGGACTCCTTAACCGTAAGTTGGCTCGCCAGTACGGACGCCTCGGTGAGCGTAAGGTTGACAACAGTATTGAGGGCTACAACCCCTGCGCCGAGATCGCGTTGGGAGACGGTGAGTCCTGCAACCTCGCCACGATCTTCCTGCCCAACATTGAGTCTCTGAAGCAGATGATGGAGATCTCCCGTCTGCTGTACATGTGTCAGAAGCAGATCACCCGTCTTGAGTACCCGTACGAGAAGACAACTAAAATTGTCACTAAGAACGCCCGCCTCGGTCAGTCCGTGACCGGCATCCTTCAGGCAGAGGAAGTGCAGTTGTCGTGGCTGTCGCCCACGTACGAGTACCTCAGCGACTTCGATACTGAGTACTCCAAGGACAACGACTTCCCCACCAGCGTCCGTCTGACGACGGTTCAGCCTTCGGGGACGCTTGCCTTGCTCCCCGGCGTGACCCCCGGTGTCCACCCCGCCTACGCCCCGTACTACATCCGTCGCGTGAGATTCGGGTCCGCTGACCCGTTGGTGGACGCCTGTCGTCGTCGTGGCTACCCCATCAAGTGGGACATCGGCATCGACGGTCGTGAAGACCACACTCGCTACGTGGTGGAGTTCCCTTGCAAGTCTCCTGAGGGCGCAGTGTTGGCCAAGGACATGACTGCCGTGGAGCAGTTGGAGTGGGTCAAGAAGATGCAGACGGACTGGGCTGACAACGCTGTCTCCGTCACCGTCTACTACCGCAGCGAAGAGTTGGAAGACATTAAGGCGTGGTTAAAGAAGAACTACGACAAAGGGTTGAAGTCCGTGTCGTTCCTCCTCCACAGTGACCACAACTTCCCACTCCCTCCATATGAGGAGTGCTCTGAGGATGAGTACGACAAGATGCTCAGCAAGATTGACTTTAGTATTCCGCTGGTTCAGACCTCTGTAACTGAAGATGTTGATTTTGGAGAGTGTGCAACGGGAGCCTGCCCTATCAAATAAGGGTGTTATACTTTGGCGTAGATCGGAGGCCGATATGCAGGGAAAAACCCCTATTAGGAAAACTGGTAAGAAGATGGACCCGCAGTACGGTGGTCGTAAGCGCAAGGGCAATGGGCGCAATTACACCGGTACTGGTTACGTGGTTGACCGCGACGTTGTTGACGCTCGCTCCGGCGAGTACAACAGCGACCTTTCTCCCCGGGTCTCTCGTTGACATAACGCCCCTCAACGACTACTGTTGAGGGGTGGACGAGATCACTTACAACAACTTCCTGAGAGCGTTCCGATTCCTTAGCGATTACAGCGAAAGGGACTGGTTAGAGGACGCGGCATGTAAGGGGATGGACACTAACTTGTTCTTCCCAGACAAGCCGAGTATCAAGGATAGACAGCGTATTGCTGAGATCTGCGATGCGTGCCCCGTCCAGAGCCAGTGCCGTGACTACGGCGAGCATGAGCGATACGGCTTCTGGGGCGGTGTCGGAACCCGCACGCGCATCAGGGAAAGAAATACAGATAAAATGCCGTCAACTATTGACGGATAGATCGACAGTGCGATAACCTTCGGGGGTCGGTTGTTTGTTGGTTGGCTCCCGACACAGACGGGGTGGCTTTCGGGCCACCCCGTTCTGTATGTAGGGTAAAGTTACCTATGTGAAACGTACCCGCAAACCTGAGGCACTGTCAATAGTAGTTGTGGTGTGGGAAGACGCCCATGCTGACAGCGCCGGTACGTGGGTCAATCTGAGCGACATCGACCCAGAGCCACTGATCGTGACCTCCGTGGGCATCCTCCTCGCCTCAGAGGTAAAGCCGGGGCACGTCACTTTGACGCAGAGTCATGCCGACGGTCTATGCGACCACGTGATCCACATCCCTGAAAAGATGGTCAAGGAGATCACCGTGCTGGGGGCTATAGACATAACCGTTGACTGAGGGTTACACTGCGCCCACGCCCGTGTAGCCCAACGGCAGAGGCAGGGGACTTAAAATCCCTCAAGTGTGGGTTCGACCCCCACCACGGGCACGCCGCCAGATCCTAAGGGGACCGGTTGTCCCCAGTTGTCTTATCAACAACCGGATGAGGGTTCAATTCCTACTGGCGGTACTAGCGCTCAGGGATGAACACCTGTGAGCCGATGAGGTCCTCGGCCTCGTTACCAGCGTTCCATTTATAGAAGTTGTCGGTGTACAAGTGTACGGGCTGGTTGGGAAACATGCGAGCGATGAGTTCCGGGGTAGTCTCCGACTCCTGCGGAACTGCGATGCGCCCCTCCTTGTTGGGGATTCTGAGAGTCACTCCCGGTGCCCAGTTCACACCACCGTTGGCGTTAAGGATGATCTGGTACTTGTTGGGATCGTTGTACACCTTCTCGGACACCGTCCGGTAGGACTGCTCGTCCTCACCAATGAGAAAACGACCTTCTTTCACCTTGTCCACAGACATACCTTCTCCTTGTGGTTGGAAACCGCAGACACCCGCAGGGTGTCTGCCTTAGCCCGCCCCCTACGGGGGCTGGGCCTCGCGCAAGCGCTCGGCCAGAGGGCTTCTCTCCGTTTCCCGTTTCCCTTGTACAACTTCCATTATAGCGAGCCTGTCAATAGGAGGCCCCAAGAAAAAGTAAAAGGCCCCCTGAGCAGGCTCCCAAGGTAGAATCTATCAGCCATAATATGTATGTCCGCAAGTAACTACGGAGGCCGCTCCATGTCAACTAGAGCCGTGTTGAACTACACCGTCGACCGGGGCGAGCCTTGGGAACGGTTGATTATCCCGAAGGATCGCAGAACCCGCAGGAAGCGCGTCCCCGTAGAGGCTGACGCCTCCATCAAGATCGGAAGCACCATCTACATCCTGCCGGTGACCATCACCTCAGAGGGTGGTCTGCTCCTCACCATGACCGCCAACAACACCGAGTGGCTCGCTGATGGAGAGTACGACTGGGATCTGGTGGCCACCGTCAGCCGGTCTGCCCTCCTCACCTCCACCCCTCTGGCAGAGACCGTCGTCGTTCACGGCAAGTTGGTCGTCAGTACCTACAACAACCTGACCCCCATGGACTCCGATGGCGTCCCCACCGCTCTGGTGGCTCGGACGTGAACTGGCTCGGCATCCTCGCTACCGTCCTCGCCCCCGGTGGTCTGATCGCCCTCTTGATTGAGAAGACGCGGAGAGAGAACAACCGAGACCACGCCCGCAACTCTGAGGTGCTACAGTCGATTGATAAGAAAGTCGACAAGATCGACCAGCGACTTGACCACCACATCGAATGGCACTTAGATAAGGAACAATGAGCGACAGCGAAAACTATCCGTGGCGACCAACCGTCCCCTACAGCCGAGACAATCCGTTCCAAGGAACGTCGGGACGCGCCCTGCGTCCCCGTTATGGTGACCCAGAGACAGGTCAGGGTTCTCTAGAACTAGATATAATTGGACGCAATGCTTTTGGTGACGCTAGAGGACTAGGGCCAGATGGCGAAGTTGTTTCTGATGTTTATACGTTTGAGTCCACTAGATGCGCTGCCTCCCGTTACCATTATCCAGATAATAAGTTATTAATGACTTGGGCAAACGGGAAGACACCTTGGATTTATCACGAGGTACCCGTAACTGTGTATACTGATTTAGTATCAGCAAGTTCAGCGGGTCGTTACGTAAACTCTGTTTTGAATATGTTTTCTCATAATAAGTTATTTAATGGAGATCAGTACTCACAGTACGTGTATGGAGTAATGCCGAGCATTAATGCGTGATGATTTACTTACTAATTGTTGTGGTCTTTGCTATTGGTGCTTATCTACTATTCCGAGACACCATGAACCGCATCCAGTACCTGCAAAGTGTACGTCTGTACTGGATAACCAGAAACAACGGCGTGCGTGGGACGAGAGTAATAACTCGGGCGTTCATGCGCCAGACCGCGCCCCCGTGGTGGAGGGGTACGGGTCTACAGTTTCGTGCTGGTAGGTACACGTTCCAAATTGGGATATTAACAAGTAGAGCCAACGGCCTGTTAGATCAGGTCGACGGCAGGGAGTTAGATGAAGATGCGAAACAGATTCGGGCGTGGGGCAAGCGAGCAACGACAGATAAACCCCTCGTACATCAAGAGGGCTGAGTCGATTCACCCGTCAGATGCCCCCGCGCATCTGGACTCCATCGCTATCTCACTACATCAGGCGTTGGATAACTGGCGTCACAACGGAGGCCCCGCAGAGGAAGTTACCCTCTGCGTAGACGCTATGGTTGCGTTATGGACCGTAGTAGAAAGACGACAGTCAAGTGAGTGAGACTCTTGACTACGTAGAAGAATATGAAGAAGTAGACGACGTTCCAGAGGTAGATGATGATCTGGATGAGACTACTGCTGAGTTCGTAGACGATCTCGTTAAGAAGTTAATACTTTTTATTGAAGAGTTCTGCGACGTTAAGTTCTTCCCGTATCAGTTGCCTATCGCCTACTCTTTTGTTGAGTCAATCGTTCTCGGAGATGGCGAGGAGAAAACCCTGATTGCCACCCGTCAGAGCGGCAAGTCTGAGGTGGTATCCAACCTCATCGCTGGTCTCATGGTGATTCTTCCACGTCTGTCCAACGTGTACCCGACGTGGCTGAAGAAGTTTGAGAAGGGCTTCTGGGTGGGCGTGTTCGCCCCCACCGAGGAGCAGGCAGACACCGTGTTCGGACGTGTGGTCAGCAAGTTGACCAGCGAGCACGCTATGAACTTCCTCCTTGATCCCGACATCGATGACAAGGCCACGGGTGGCGGCGGTCGCGGTAAGGGCAAGATCATCACGCTGAAGAAGTCTGGCTCGCTCTGCCGTATGCAGACTTGTAACCCTAAGGCCAAGATCGAATCTAAGACCTACCACTTCGCGTTCATTGACGAGGCTCAGGAAGCCGACGAGGTCATGATCGCCAAGTCGATCAAGCCCATGCTTGCGTGGAATAACGGGAGCATCGTGTTGGGCGGTACGGCCCAGCGTTACAAGTCGTACTTCTACAACGCCATCCAGTACAACAAGCGTCGTGATATCAACGCTCGCGGCCACAAGGTCCATCACCACGAGTACGACTGGAGGATGGCGGCTAAGTACAACTCCAACTACGCCTCCTTCATCGCCAAGGAGAAGTTACGCATTGGTGAGGACTCAGATGAGTTCCAGATGTCATACTGCAATAGATGGATGCTTGAAAAAGGTATGTTTGTGTCTGAAGACAGACTTGAACGTATGTACGATCCAAGTATGCCACTGGTACACGAATGGTGGAAGACTCCAATAGTTGTTGGTATAGACGTTGCCCGTACTAACGACTCGACTGTGATTACTCCCGTGTGGGTTGACTGGGATCACCCAGATCCGTTCGGGTTCTTTGAACATAGAGTGTTGAACTGGCACGAGATCAACAACGTCGAATGGGAGACGCAGTACTTTGAGATCATCGATGTTCGTCGTAACTATGACGTATACAGGATCGGGGTGGACGCGCAAGGTGTCGGAGGTGCAGTGGCCGAACGCCTTCAGATTCTTCTCCCAGACATCGAAGTTATCGCAGTTTCATCTGATGCAAAAGCACAGAATGAGCGATGGACTCACCTGACGCAGTTGATCCAACGCGACCAGTTGATCGTCCCCGGCCATAGCAAGGCCCGCCGCACCAAGCGTTGGAAGAAGTTCAACCAACAGATGGCTGACCTAGAGAAGGTGAATCGCGGCCCCTACCTGCTAGCAGCCGCTCCAGACGAGCGTGGGGCCTTTGACGACTACCCAGATTCTCTTGCTATTGCGTGCGCTATGACGGTGCAGGATGTCATGCCAACTGTTACAGTGTATGAGAACCCGTTTTTTGAATAAGGCGTAAAACTGAGGCATACAATACGGGGTAGTGCTACCATTGCAATCGTAAGTACCTACACGGAGGTTTCCTCTTTATGGACATGAACCCGACTATCGCCCCGCAGAACCCGTACCCCGAGGCCATGCGTAACGTCTTTGAGCGCGTTATGGCCCCGAGCATCCCGGGTAACCGTGGCCCCCAGCGTTTTCGGGAAGGCATTGAGAGCGACACTGACGTTCCCAACGACTTCATGCAGGGTGCGTATGCCGACACGGCTCCATCGCCCATGCGTATGAACCACAACAACCGAGAGATGTTCTTCAAGTACCCGGAGCAGACGATGCGCGAGCGTGCCCACGTCGGCTCGGCCTCGTGGATTGAGGCTCCCGGCGTGCTCTCCGACTTCGTGACGGGCACCGTCGCTGGTGATGGTATGCCGACCTTTGAGGTCGCCGCCAACTCCGGTATGCACATGAACCGGCCCAACCCGGTTCGTGTTGACGGCTGACCATGACCGGCGGCTCGTCCGCCGCTAGCGGTTCTGCCGCTACCTCGGGAAGCGGGGCATCTTCTAGTACCACCACCTCCTCCGGTGATGCAGGTGAGGCATCCACCGATGCTGGGGGTGAATTAACTGGTACTGAGGATGTCCCGCTTCCTGTTTCTCCGTACGCCATTGCCGGGTACGCGAGGCGGCGTCGGTACTGCTTTGACGACGGGTATACCCGTTGCCGACGCTAAGACAGGCTATGCTTGTCTGAGTGCGTATATCAGGAAGGTAGTCACTTGGGAATCAAGATACTCACCATTGACATTGAGACGCGCCCCAGTCTCGCTTACGTATGGGGACTGTGGGATCAGAACGTCGGCCTCAACCAAGTTGAGGAGTTCGGCACGGTCATCTCATGGGCAGCGAAGTGGTACGGAGAGAAGAAGGTTCACTTCGCCAGTGACTACCACGATGGTCATGACGCCATGGTTGAGCAGGCGTGGAAGATGTTGGACGAGGCTGATGCCGTTGTCGGATACAACAGCAAGTCCTTCGACATGAAGCATCTCAACCGAGAGTTCGTGCTGGCGGGGATGCCCCCACCCTCTCATTACGTGGACATCGACTTGATGCAGGTGGTCAAGCAGCGGTTCAAGTTCGCCTCCAACAAACTCCAGCACGTCGCTGTGGAGTTGGGTATCGGCTCCAAACTTCAGCACGATGGCTTTGACCTATGGGTGGGCTGTATGCGTAACGACGACAAGTCGTGGCGCACCATGAAGAAGTACAACATGCAGGACGTTGTGCTGACAGAGCAGGTGTACGAGCGGCTTCTGCCGTGGATCAAGACCCACCCACATCAGGGTCTTTACGATGGAGATTTGGACGCTTGCCCCCGCTGTGGCCACGACGACCTAGTGATAAACCGCTACTATATGACCCGTACCGGTAAGTACCGCATCATGCAGTGTAAGGGATGTGGCGGGTACACCAAGGACAACAAACTCATCGAACGAGTTACCAACACCACCTTGTAGGAGAGGTTATGGCTGAGAAGAAAGATAGCAAGAGCAGTAAGTACACTCGCGGAGGGATCACCTTTGAGGGCTACAACAAGCCTAAGAAGACTCCCGGCCACGCCACCAAGTCGCACGCTGTGCTGGCTAAGGAAGGCGACACGGTCAAGTTGATCCGCTTCGGTGAGCAGGGGGCCAAGACCGCTGGTAAGCCCAAGGCTGGCGAGTCTGAAAAGATGACGAAGAAGCGTGCGTCCTTCAAGGCCCGTCACGGTGCCAACATCGCCAAAGGCAAAATGAGCGCCGCGTACTGGGCTGACAAGGTGAAGTGGTAATGGCACCACGCAAGAGCGCGTCCCCGCGCAAGAGCGCCCAGTATTACCGCAACAACCCCGACGCCAAGGCTAAGAAGGACGCCTATAACAAGGAGTTCAACCAGAAGCCTGAGCAGCGCAAGAAGCGTACGGAGTTAAAGCAGGCCCGCCGTGATCGTGGCATGGACGGTAAGGGTGGCAAGGACCTGTCCCACACCAAGGACGGGAAGTTGGTTAAGGAAGACCCCAGCGCTAACAGGGCTAGAAACCGAGGGAAGAAGTAATGGCTGAGAAGAAGGTTTGGGAGAAGAAAGATCCTACAAAAAAAGATAAGAAGTTGACCCCTTCACAGAAGGCTAAGGCTAAGGCCTCAGCCAAGAAGGCTGGTCGTCCTTATCCGAATCTCGTAGATAACATGAACGCCTCCAAGAAGAAGAAGAGCAGTAAGTAGTCTGCTATTCTCTTAAGTACGTACGTCTGACGGGAGCACATAGTGCCAGTTGATTTTTGGTCACCAAGTTATAGAGCGAGTTCTAGCGACCTTACGGTTGCCATCTCCCCCCTCGGTCTTGTCGAACTTGCTGACGAAGAGTTTGAGGTTCATGGTCCCCGTCTGAACCGCTACGCCGCCTGCTGGGCTTGGTATCTCGGTCACCACTGGTCGCACCGTCGTGAGATGGGCGAGCCTAATCTCGCGTTGAACTACGTCCGCACTATGGCGGACTACATCACGAACTTCTGCTTTGGCAAAGGCGTCCAGTTCAAGACCCCCGAGGCCAATGGTGCGATCATCCCCCACGTTCTTCAGAAGGTGTGGGAGGTAGACAACAACAAGGGCAAGGTGCTCTGGGAGATGGGGCAGTTGGCCGGTGTTACTGGCGACTGCTTCGTTAAGGTGGCGTATGAACAGCCATGGCAGGACACTCTCGGAGTCGTCCACGCTGGGCGTACCCGTATCATTCCGCTGAACCCCGCCCACTGCTTCCCCGAGTATCACCCCCACGACAGGGATCGCATCCTCAGGTTCAAGTTGAAATACCGGTTCTGGGGCACCAGCCCTGAGGGCACTCGTCAGGTTTACACCTTCACTGAGATCCTCACCGATGAGACGGTGGAGCAGTACATCAACGATGAGTTGATTGATCAATATGAGAACCCCATCGGCAAGGTGCCGGTCATCCATATCCCTAACGTCAGCATCTCGTCGTCCCCGTGGGGGCAGGCTGACATCTGGGACATCATTCCGCTCAACCGAGAGTTGAACGAGAAGATGACTGAGATTTCGGACATCATCAACTACCACAGCGCCCCCGTGACGATCATCACTGGTGCCAAGGCTTCACAGTTGGAGCGTGGTGCCAAGAAGGTGTGGGCCGGTCTTCCTGACAAGGCTCGGGTGTACAACCTTGAGTCCAGCGGTGAGATGGCAGGTGCGCTGAACTACGTACAGGTCATCAAGCAGGCGATGCACGAGATCACTGGTGTGCCTGAGACTGCTCTCGGTAAGACACAACCGATTTCTAACACCTCGGGTGTTGCGTTGGCTATTCAGTATCAGCCAATGATGAACCGCTACCACATGAAGCGGACCCACTTCTCTAAGGGTCTCGTGCAGTTGAACGAGTTGATCATCCGTACGCAGGCCGTCCATGAGCCAGAGTCTCTTATGTGGAATCCCGCCGAGGCTACGTTCCCCGAGCCTGACCAGTTGCAGATGCTTGATCCTCGCGATCCGAATACGTACCAGACCTCCATCCACTGGCCGGACCCGCTCCCTGTCGACCAGTTGATCAAACTCAACGAGTTGCAGGCGAAGATGGCGATGGGTCTGGAGTCTAAGCGTGGTGCTCTCCGCGCCCTTGGCGAAGAGTTCCCCAACGAGAAGATGGCCGAGGTCTCCGAAGAGTTGCGTGACGACGCGATGGACCAAGGTGCTCTTGAACTAATTAATGCTCAGATAGCCGCATCGGTGATGGCAATTACTGGTATGGTTACACCTGACGGAGCGCAGCCTGCTTCAGAGACAAAGAGCGCAGGCGGCTCTAACGTAACATCTGCCGGTTCCGCACAAGAGGGATCGGGAGTGATGCCGGGGGTTAACCCCTCCGGTGACATAGTTAATCAATTGGCGCAGCGGGCATACGGAGCCAACTTGGCTCAACGACGTGTGCCTGACACGGACTGACTAACGGGAATCTATTTCAGACACATCAGCACGACAACGTGAGGTATTAACAATGGCAGTTAATGAAACCGGTGACTCTGTCACCATTGATAACCCTGTGACGGCTCCTGTTGAGCAGGAGGCCACGGCCCCTGTTCAGGAGACCCAACGCGCTAAGAACGCTCGGATGTTCTCCGAGGACGAAGTGGAAGCGATCCGTCGTCAGGAAAAGGACAAGTTGTACGACAAGATCAACAAGTTGCAAGAGCAGGTTGAGATCTTCAATCACGAGCGCGAAGAGCAAAAGCGCCTCGCTGAGGAAGCCGCTGCTAAGGAAGCAGAAGAGCGTCGCCTCCGTGAAGAGGAGGAAATGTCTGCTAAGGAACTTCTGTCTAAGAAAGAAGACGAGTTCCAGCAGCGCATTAACACAGCCCAAATGGAGTGGGAAGAGAAGTTCAACGCACTCCAGCAGGAGGCTGAGGCTCAGAAGGCGGTCCTAGATCAGGAGCGTCGCTACCAAGAACTTGAGTCGTACAAGTCACGCCGCATTGCAGAAGAGCAAGACAACATTATGCCGGAACTTCTGGACTTCATTAAGGGAAATTCAGAAGATGAAATTGAAAGCGCAATTTCGGCAGTTGTTGCTCGTACATCTGCTATTGTGGAGAACATCCAACAGGCTATGCCGCAACAGCAGCAGCGTCTGAGGGGAGTCCCGGCGACGGGATCAACCCCAATTGGGCCATTGGAGAATATGACGGAGCAGCAGACATTGACCTCGGCAGACATTGCCAACATGTCGATGGATCAGTATGCACAGATCAGGGACCGGCTCTTGGCACAAGCCTCGTTTAGAGGTCGCTAACCCATATTAGTAACAACGTATCCTACGGAGGATAAATACCATGGCCCTTCCCGCACCTCAGGGTGGAGCGATTACCGGTGCCGACCTTTCGGCGGTCACCACGACCGGCTATTCGTCGGACGCTACTCTCTCCCCCGCCATTCAGCAGATCTGGTCGAAGGAGATCCTGTTCCAAGCGATGCCGGTGCTTCGCTTTGAGCAGTTCGCCGTCAAGAAGACGGAGTTGGGCGTTCAGCCCGGTCTGACGATCAACTTCATGCGTTACAACAACCTCAGCGTCGACCAGACTGGGTCGGAGTTGACTGAGGGTGTTCGTATGGAGCCGGTCGCCCTCTCGGCCTCGCAGATCCAGATCACCGTCAAGGAGCACGGTAAGGCTGTCGCCGTCACCGAACTCCTTCTCAACGCCTCGTTCGATGACGTGATGGCCTCGGCCTCGCGCCTCCTCGGTCGTCACATGGCTCAGTCCATGGACACGCAGGCCCGCAACACCCTCTACCAGAACGCTATTCCGTTCGGTGGTGGGTCCGCCGTTGCCCCCAACGCCGTCTTCGGACGCACCACGGCTTCGGCTCGTGGCGCGATCTCGCCGTACGACCCGGGCACCGTTGGTACCGCGTCGGCTCCGGGCTACATGTCCCCGGCGACCGTCAAGGATGCCGTTGAGGTCCTCGCTGGCCAGAACATCCCGCGTCTGGGCGACACCTACGTGTGCTTCGTTCACCCGTCGCAGAGCCGTGCGCTCCGTGACTGGCCGGAGTTCATCGAGGTCACGAAGTACGCCGCCCCCGGCAACTTCATGCTCGGTGAGATCGGGCGTATCTACGACGTTGTCTTCATTGAGACCACGCAGGTTGCCAAGGGTCTGGACACCAGCGCCATCGCTGCTGGCCTGCCGGACGCTGGTGACGGCGATGTCGCTGACGAGTCGTACGCCGCCATCATGATCGGTGACAACGCCTTCGGCCACGCCATCTCGCTCCCGGTTGAGTTGCGAGACGGTGGTGTGATCGACTTCGGTCGTGAGCACGGGTTGGCGTGGTACGCCATCTGGGGCTTCGGCATGATCACGCACGAGTCCCGCGTCATCCTCAACACCCTCGGTGGGGCCATCGCCTGATAACCCCGCCAAGTAAGTACTGGCTAGAAGGGCGGGGGCACACGCCCCCGCCCTTTCCAGTTCGTAGAGGAGACGTAGGATGACTTCATTAGCAGGAACTTATGGGTTTACTGCCGATCAGGGAGCCACGTTCTCACAGACGGTCAAGTGGAAGGACTCCACTGGATCGTTGATTGACCTCACCGGCTACACCGCCGAGATGGTCATCCGTGAGAGGACCACAGCCGCCCCTGTAGCGCTGACCCTCTCTACTTCCAATGGCCGCATTACCCTCGGGGATGCGGCTGGCACTATTGACCTGCTTATTGCCGACGAAGATACGGCAGATCTTGACGAAGGTCATTACACCTACACGCTTGAGTTGACCTCATCTGGGGGCATCGTAGAACGTGTTCTTATGGGGTTATTCGTAGTAAGGCCGAAGGTGTTCAGATGAGCAACTACGTTGAGGTCTACGAATCCATCAACATAGTAGAAGCGTACCCAGAGCAGAATGTTGTAGAGGTCACCAGCCCCGGGGCGCAAGGTCCTCGTGGATCAATCTTCATTCAGGGCAGCGGCGTCCCCACTAACGATGTCGGCTCAGTAGGTGACTACTACGTTGACGTTGACGACGCTAACGCGCTGTACGGGCCAAAGACTGACGCTGGTTGGCCCGCAGACCCCTTTGGTGCGTTCAGCACAGAAAGCCGTCGACTTATATATACCCAAGCGTCACCATCTTCATCTTGGAGCATTACTCACAACTTAGGCGGGTACCCGTCTGTTACTGTTGTGGACAGCGGAAAAACACAGGTTATAGGAGAGGTAACTTACCTCAGCGAGACTTCAATTCGTGTAGACTTCACTCAGCCGTTCTCGGGCATTGCCTATCTAACCTAAGGACTTTTTATGGCAACGAAGTTCGTTACAAATCTTGATCTGGTCCAGAATCAGATCGTAAATGGTCGCTTTGAAAGCCTTGCTTCCGATCCCACCACTGGCAACTTCGTTGGTCGCGTTGTCTACAACACCACCGAAAACGTCATCAAGTGGTACGACGGAACGGGCTGGCGCAAGGTTGTTCACGCCGTTGCTTCGGCGGGGGGCAACTCTGCTGCTCTTAGCGTTAGCGAGTCTAACGGTTCGGTCAGCATCACTCCCAATGCGGCGACCTCCACTGATCCCGGCGTTATGTCGGCGGCTGATAAGACCAAGTTGGATGCCGCTACCTCTAGCAACACCGGTTCCACGATTGTCTTCCGTGATGCTTCTGGCGACTTCGCTGCTAACGACATCACTGCGAACAAGGTCACTGGTCTTGTCGCCCCCACCGCTGACACCGACGCTGCTAACAAGGCATACGTCGATGCGGCCCGTTCCGGTCTTGACGTTAAGCAGTCGGTGCGAGTTGCCACCACCGGCTCCGACATCTCGCTGAGCAACACCACGACCAGCATCGACGGTGTGACGCTTGTTGACGGGGACCGCGTCCTTGTCAAGGACCAGTCCACTGGCTCTGAGAACGGTATCTACGTCGTCTCCACCAGCGGCGCATGGTCACGTTCGACTGACGCCGACTCCAGCGCCGAGGTTACCGCTGGACTTTTCACCTTCGTTGCTGAGGGTGCCGCTAACGGCGACTCGGGCTGGGTGCTCTCCACCAATGACACCATCACTCTTGACACGACTGCTCTAACCTTTGCCAAGTTCTCTGGCGCTGGGCAGATCGTTGCTGGTGACGGTCTCTCCAAGTCGGGCACTCAGTCGAACCAGATCGATGTCAACGTCGATGGATCTACGACTTACATTGACGGTTCTGACAATGTCGCCGTCAAGTCGTCGGCCACCCAGTATGAGGTTCTTATCTCTGACGGGGCGGGAACTACCCCGACGTGGGGCGCTCTTGACCTCTCGCAGGGTGCGGCGGTTACCAATGATCTTCCGGTTACCCATGGTGGTACCGGTGCCAGCACCGCTGCTGACGCCCGTAACAACCTCGCTGATACCACCTCTGGGACGACGAGCACTCCGACGCTGGCCCGCGTTGCCGCTCAGGACTGTGCCGCCTCTTCGGGTTCGACCAGCATCACTACGGTGACTCACAACTTCGGTACCAAGGACATCCTCGTTCAGGTCTTTGAGGTGTCCACGGGCGCGACGGTGATCGCTGACTCCGTCCGCACCTCCACCAGTGCTGCTACTGTCACCATTAACGGTGCCAGCATCACCTCTGGCGATTACCGCATCGTCGTAACGGGCTGACATAAGGGGGTTGCGGCCCCCACGGAAGGGACTGAGTCGTGGCTCAGAAGTTCACTACCCCAATTGTTATACGGAACATCACGTCGGCAGCGTCCGACGCATTGGCCGTATCGGTGGATGGTGAGGCCGCTGACCGCATCAAGTTTGAGGCGGGTGGCCGAGTCGTCTGGGGTGGCGGGGCTTCTGCTGGCGATGTCAACCTGTACCGTCACGCCGCTGACCTTCTCAAGACCGACGATGTCTTTGAGGCCGCATCTGGCGTTATCACGCTGACTACGGCGGGCGCACCCACTACTAGCCTTGCCGATGGCGCGTTAGCCATCGATACGTCTAACGATGCCTTTTACTTCAGATCTAACTCAACGTGGCAGCAGGTTACTGGTGGTGGCGGCGGTGGGGCGACTGTTACCGTTTCCGATACCGCCCCCAGTAGCCCCACGTCGGGCGATCTCTGGTACGAGTCGGACACCGGCTCCATGTTCGTTTACTACGACGATGGCAATACCACACAGTGGGTTGAGGTTGGCGGTTCCAGCGTAGTTGCCATGACGGTGGCCGATACGCCCCCGTCCACGCCTAGTAATGGCGATATGTGGTTTGAGTCCGATACCGGTAAGACCTACGTCTATTACACGGACGGCACATCCAGCCAGTGGGTTGAGGTTGGAGCGGCGTCGAGCAGCGCCTCGATCATTACCGTTTCCGATACCGCCCCCTCGGCTCCTGATAACGGTACGTTATGGTATGACTCCGCTACCAGCGCACTTCTCGTTTACTACAACGACGGAAACTCGTCCCAATGGATCGAAGTCATCGGTGACGCCGTCATCGCCATGTCCACGTCGGACGCGGCCCCTTCATCACCTACCAACGGTGACCTGTGGTTTGAGACCGACACTGGTAAGACGTACGTCTATTACAATGATGGAAGCAGTGGTCAGTGGATAGAGATTGGGGCGGCTTCTGCTGGAGTGACTATCACTCCCTCGTCCACCGCCCCCTCTAGTCCCAACGTCTCAGATCTGTGGTATGAGACCACTACAGGAAAGACGTACATCTACTATGATGGTGGGTGGCAGGCTATTTCAGGCGGCAGCACGACAATTACTAGTAGCAGCACTGATGCTGCGATTCTTTTGATGGAGATTGGACCGTAATGGCAGCAGGAGATCGCACAGAGACTAGGGTCTTCGGCCCCTCAGAGATAGCAACAGCAGCATCTGCCGGTACCGTCGGCACCGTCCCCGCTAGCCGTGTCTGGGTAACTAAGCAGTTCATCTTCACGAACACGAATGGTGTGGATGCGTGGGTTACCGTGTCTGTTGGGGATGTAACGACGGCAAGTAACGCTATTTTCTACCAGTTGCCGGTCGCAGGTAATGACACGGTGGTGTTCGACACTGCGTTGGTGATGACTGCTACCGAAACTGTGCAGGCTATTTCAGATAGATCCGGTGTGAATATCACTGGTGTTGGTTGGGTGAAGGAAGTCTGATGGCTCTTGATGCTGCTTTGGGGCGTCTAGGTATTAGGCCCGGGGTATGCACTAGTTCAACTCGCCCTGCTAATCCGTATTCTGGTCAGGTTATTTACGAGACTGATACGAATAACATTCGTTTCTGGTCTGGTTCTGCGTGGGAAAGCAATAAGGGTGCTGTTATTTCTTCTGCGGCCCCTTCTAGTCCTGCTGCCGGGGATATTTGGTATGACTCTGATGATGGTCGTGCTTATGTTTATTATGATGATGGGTCGTCTCAACAGTGGGTTGAGTTTGGTGCTCCGCCGTCTGGTTCTTCTATAACTCTGGCTTCTTACGCTGACTCAACGGCCAGAGACGCGGCAATAACTTCTCCAACAGAAGCAGATTTGGTCTACCTACAAGACACAAACGCTATTCAGTTTTACGATGGATCGTCTTGGAAAGGTATCAGCAAGATGACAAAAGTTGCAGCATTTACTAGTTCGGGTTCGTGGACGGTGCCTGCGGGTGTGACGTATGCGGTCGCCCATATCCGTGGCGGCGGTGGGAACGTCAGAATCAATGGTGGCACGCTAGGTCAGGGCGGCTCGTCCTCTGTCGCGTTCGCCTCTGGCACCGTTACCGCCACCGGCGGCAATGGCATCTATGTGAGCGGCGGAGGCTCGAACATCGTCGGAGGTGGAGCGGTAGCAGGACAAGCCAACAGCGGCCACGGCGCACACGGCTGGGCAGGCAAGATCGGTTCGAGCGAAAACGGTCAAGCCGAGGATGGCGCGTACATCGTCGCAGGAGCCGACGTAACACCCGCCGCTTCGATCACCGTAACGGTCGGAGCGGGCGGTACTGGGAGCGGCGGCGATACTGGGGCCGATGGCGGTTCGGGTTACGTCTGGATCGAATATCAGGAGTCGTGATGACCGAACGCACCGTAGCCGTACTAGACGGCAACATTGTTCAGAACGTCATCGTTGTTTCCGATGATTGGACTGTCGGCCCGAACGAAGTCGAATACACCGATGCGATGCCTGCGGGTATCGGTTGGGAATGGGACGGCACCGGCTTTATTCCGCCTCAGCCGTATGCGTCGTGGGTGTTGAACAACTATGTGTGGGAGCCGCCGGTGGCGATGCCTGATGACGGTGAGTCGTATGTTTGGGATGAGGCGTCGGTGAATTGGCAGGTGGTGAGTAACTAATGCCTTTATCTTTCCCTGACGCCCCCTCAGTAAACGATACCTATACCGCAGGTGATATTGAATACACTTGGAACGGTACAACGTGGTACATCAGTAACCGTGTTGCTGATGTTCGTTATGGTACTGCCACGGGAGGCGATTCGTCCGCCACGATCACCGTTGGCGGCGAGTCCTACACAATGCTCACGTTCAACTCATCGGGGACGCTCACCGTGACGGACGCTGGCATATTTGACCTGCTGATGGTCGGCGGCGGCGCAGGCGGTGTGAGCGATTCGATCTACTGCGGCGGCGGCGGCGCTGGCGGCCTCATGTATGTCGATAAGGTGTATTTCGACACGAACCAAACCATCACGATTGGTGCGGGCGGTGCCCTACGGACTCACGGGACGGCAAGTGCCGTTGGCGGCATCGTGGCCGCTACCGGTAGCACCGGTCGGAGCCGGTTCCAAGAGCGTGGCGGCGGCCACGGTTCGGGCGGTGGCGGCGGCTACTCACTCTTTGCGCCGATGCCGGGTGATGGGATCACCGGCAACGACGGCGGAAGTGCTGGCGGTTCACCAGCCGGTGGCGGTGGCGGCGGCGGGGCAGGTGCGGCAGGTTCTAATGGTTCCGGTAGCGGTGTCGGCGGTAATGGCGGCGCAGGAGCGGACGTTTCGGCGTGGCGTGGAGAATCTGCCACGACGACCTATTACGCCGGTGGTGGCGGCGGTTCTAGCGACGGCGGCGCAGGCAGTAGCGGAGGAATCGGTGGCGGCGGTGATGGCAACGCATCGGGAACTGACGGTTACGGTGACGCTAATACTGGCGGTGGCGGCGGCTCCAGAGATTCAACTGGTACCGCTGGTCCCGGCGGTTCTGGCATTGTCTTAGTGAGGTTCAAAAACTGATGGCTGTTTCTTCTACTTCTTCAGGTTCTCTCAAAACAGGGGTATGTCTTTCAACAGACCGCCCAGATAACCCGTTCACCGGACAAGTCATCTACGAAACAGATACCGGCAAAGTGTATGTGTGGGCCGGATCTGCATGGGTGAACATTGGTGATACGTCTGGTGAAGGTGTGCAGTTGCCTTCTGGTACTACTGCCGAACGCCCCTCTTCTCCTACTGCCGGTCAGATGAGATTTAATGAGACTACCGGTGAACCCGAGTGGTATTCATCATCTTTAGGTGATTGGGTAAACTTTAGAAACGCACCAACATTTGATGTTGCATTTCTTGTACTTGCTGGTGGTGGAGGAGGTGGGGCTACTGCCCACGCTACTGGCTCTGGGGGAGGAGGCGGCGCAGGGGGTTACAGGAACTCTTACGCTTTAGAATCTTCTGGTGGAAATAGTGCAACCGAGACCGTTTCAACGCTAAGGTTTGGAGACAATTATACTGTTTCTGTAGGAGCCGGAGGAGCCGGAGCAACAGCAGGTCAGAGAACAGTTGCTCCTAGTGGAAGTGATTCCGTTTTTGTCGATACTACGGCAGTTGGCGGTGGTGGCGGCGGTGCCTCAAACGCCACCGATGGAGCAGATGGTGGTTCTGGCGGAGGAGGCGGCTGGCAAAGAATTGGCGGTACTGCTACCACTAGCCAAGGCTATAATGGAGGAGGTGGCGGATCGGGCGCCCCCTACGGAGGCGGCGGGGGCGGCGGTGCTGGTGGCGTCGGGGCGAGCACTAATACTTCACCCGCAGGCGGAGTCGGGCTGCCATCATCAATCACAGGTGCTTCTGTCTTTCGTGCTGGTGGCGGCGGTGGTGGATGTGAGAATGCGGCTGGTGGAGCGGGCGGAAACGGCGGCGGTGCGAACGGAGCACAGAATTCGACAGGAAGTTCTGCCCCAGCGAATCTTGGCGGCGGTGGTGGCGGCGCAGGCGGTGTTAGCGCTAACGCTGGAGGAAATGGTGGATCAGGTGTTGTGATACTTCGTTACACATCAGATAGAACCATCAACATCGGAGTGGGCCTGACTGCAACAACCACAACAGTAGGCGCAGATAAAGTCACCGTCTTTACTGCTGGAACAGGAACAGTATCATGGGCTTAAGTAACTCTGTACCGAACAGTATTCTTCAACCGGGTGTCTGCACGTCCACAACCCGACCCGCCTTGCCCTACAACGGGCAGGTCATCTACGAAACCGACACCGAATACACCTACGTGTACGACGGCACCTCATGGATTCTCCACGCTAACGCCGTGGGCGTCCCCATCTATCTCAATGGACAGTCCATCACAGCGGATTATACAATTCCGTCAGGATACAATGGTATGTCGGCGGGTCCAATTACTATTGCTGATGGAGTAACAGTAACAGTTTCTTCTGGTAGTGAGTGGAGTATTGTATGAGTAGGTTAACGGTCGGGTCTATTGAGGGTTTGGTTGAGAACAGTAATGTTATTTCTGTCCCCACTGGTCATAGTTTGAATGTTGCTGATGCGGGCGGTTTGCAGATCGGTGGTTCTGCTGTTGTTAGTGCCGGTTTGGTGTTTATCAGTCGGACGACGATCGGGTCGGCGGTGTCGTCGGTCACTGTGTCAAATGCGTTTTCTGCTGATTACGATACCTACAAAATCATTATTAGTGGCGGCGCTGGTTCTACAAATATCAACTTAAGTGTTCAAATGGGTTCAACCACTACGGGATATTACGGCGGTTTGATATACCAAGTTTATAGCACCGCCGCAATTGCTGGCGTGGGACAGGTCAACGCTGCCAACTGGACCTATGCAGGTCAGGCTGGTTCGCTAGGATTAACAATGAACGCAACGATAATGCAGCCTTATCTAGAAAAAGCAACTTCTTTTATGTCTCTTCAACCTAGACTTACACCCGTTTCTGGAGCAGGAACAAACTCCAATTATAGTGGTTTTCTTAATGACGCAACTTCTTACACCTCGTTCACGGTGGGTACGGATACCGGTACTCTGACCGGCGGAACTATTGACGTTTACGGGTATTCGAAGTCATGAGTAGGGTAGAGTACGAAGCACAACATCCGCTCGGCACGGTCAACGTCCAGCAGGACGGTGAAATTCGCGCGATGACGGAGGCTGAGTGGACGGCATGGGTTGATAAGGCTATGGAAGCACAAGCCGCCGAGCAGGCTGAGGCTGATGCTCAAGCCGCTAAAGATGCTACTAAGCAGTCTGCTATTGAGAAGTTGGCGGCTTTAGGGTTGACCGTTGATGAAATCAAGGAAGCCTTTGGTTTGGAGGCCCCCCAGTGAGTACCTTAAGAGTTAATACTTCTGCTACAAGCGGGGGCGTTGATACCTACCGGTATGTTGATACCTTGTATTTCACTTCTGATGGCACGTTCACGAAGGCGACGTATCCGTGGCTGAGGGCGATTCGTGTGAGGTGTCAGGCTGGCGGTGGTGGCGGCGGCAACCGTGCTACGAGCGGCGATTGTGCCGCTGGTGGTGGCGGCGGCGCATTAGTAGAATCGTTTATTACTGACATCGCTGGTTTGGCGGCATCGGAAACGGTGACGGTTGGTGCGGGTGGTGCTGGTAAGTCCGTTGGCAGTCAGGGTGAGGGCGCGGCTGGCGGCGATTCGTCGTTCGGCACGCTAGTTGTCGCCGATCATGGCGGCGGGACGGGCGGTAATGCGACTAACGGCGGTTATGGCGGCTCGGCTGGAGGGTCAACAGGGGATGTTGTGTTCTCCGGTAGTGACGGTGCGCCCGGTTCGGGTCTAGGTGACTTTGGTGGCGGCAATGGTGGCGGCAGTCCGTTGGGCGGCGGTGGCCGTGGTTCACGGGCCGGTGGCGGCGCAGGGAGTGCGGGCCGTGTCTACGGGGGCGGCGGCGGCGGGTCAAGTGTAGATAACGGTGGTGGCGATGGTGCTGACGGAATCGTAATCGTGGAGTTGTTTGCGTAATGGATGAAGTATTTCGATATGCCCATGTCAACCCAGAAGGGCTGGTCGTGAACTGTTCCGTGTGGGATGGTGTCACCGAATACGATCCGGGTGATGACATCACGCTTGTCAAGGTTCCTGATGGTGTTGGTGCGGGTCCCGGATGGACCTATGACGGTTCTGATTGGATCGCACCGCCCCCTTCAGAGGAGGATATCTAAATGGCTTCTATTCTTCGTTTTGATAACTGGGAGAACTCTGACGGTACGTCTATTGCTACGTCTGATGCTTCTGGTAATTTGACGTTTGCTGGTGTGGGGGCAGGCAAGATTTTGCAGGTCGTGTCCACCACAAAGACCGACACTTTCTCGGCGACCATCGCAGACACGTTCACCGATGTGACCGGCCTCTCTGTAGCCATCACCCCATCAGCCGCATCGTCCAAGATTCTCGTCGTTGCGAACGTCAACATGGCAGGCGCTTATGACCGCCCGCCGATGAGGCTTGTCCGCGACAGCACCGCAATCGCCGTCGGCGATACGGCAGGAAGCCGTCTGTCTGTTTCCAGCGCTGGTTACATGCTTGCAGGTGCGGATACAACGACTGTCGCTGTGAACTACCTTGACTCACCGTCCACGACGAGCGCAACCACTTACAAAGTGCAAGTCGTCGTGCCGAACTCAACACCAGCGGCAATCTACGTCAACCGCAGCATCACGGACTCAGATACCAACTCACACGTTCGCTCCGCGTCCACCATCACCGTCATGGAGGTGTCAGCGTGACCGATTACGCCGCTGTGCTCGTCGCCAACTATTTCGGTTCCCAGTGGACGTTGGATGGTGACACCTACGACGGTCTGACATGGCTGTCTGATACGTCAAAGCCGTCGCAAGCCGAGTTGGATGCAGCATGGCCCCAAGTTCAATACCAACAACAACGGGACGAAGTAGAAACCCAACGTAAAAACGCTTACAGAGAAGAAGCCGACCCCCTCTACTTCTCATACCAGAGGGGCGAAGTTACAGAACAAGAGTGGCTGGATGCGGTAGACTCCATCAGAGCACGCTATCCCTACCCGGAGGCCCCCTAAATGGCTATCGACTTTCCGAACTCTCCTACTACTGGAGACACGTACACTGCTGGGGGGCGGACGTGGCAGTGGGACGGTACCGTCTGGGCCGCATACGGCAACTATCCCGACCCCACCGTCCTGAAGATTGATACCGGTACCAACCGTGTCGGTATCAACAACACGTCCCCCACGACCGCGTTAGACGTAACCGGCGACCTTACGGTTTCGGGGACGATTTCTGGTGGATCGATTTCTGGGGCCGGTATGACGGTTTCCTCAACGGCCCCCTCTTCTCCGTCAGAAGGAGAGATGTGGTACAACGAAGTTTCAGGCCGTACGTTCGTGTATTACGACGACGGTTCTTCCCAACAGTGGGTTGAGTTTGGTGTCCCACCTAACGGATCAAAGATCGCTTTAGCGTCTTATGCTGACTCATCGGCCCGTACTACGGCGATTCCGTCCCCTTCTGAGGCTGATTTGTCGTATCTTCAGGATACGAACTCGGTGGAGGTGTACGACGGCTCATCGTGGGCCGCGATTGGCGGCGGCGGCAAGATTCTTCAAGTCGTGTCAACGTTCATCGACGGAACATTTTCAACGAGTTCGACAAGTTTCGTCGACATTACCGGCCACACCGCAACGATCACGCCGTCCTCAGCGTCAAACAAAGTATTGGTGCTTTACACGACGCACACCGGACCGGCCGCGGGACGCGTCAGCCCGCTGAACCTTGTTCGTGACGGTTCTACCATTGCACAGCCAACCGGCGGCGCCTATGCGGCCACCGCGCAGTTTTACCAAGAGAATTTCCAGAACGTGCATTTCAACTATTTGGATAGTCCAGCAACTACAAGCGCTGTGGTTTACAAAATTCAAACCAGAACTGACGCAGGCACTCTGTTTGTCAATCGAAACGACGTCGGCCCCGTTACGGCTACCTCGTCGCTCACGCTTTTGGAGGTTTCGGCATGACCGATTACGCCGCTGTGCTAACCGCCAATTATGCGGGCGCTCAATGGTCTCTGACCGATAACGATTACGATACCCTTGACTGGCTGTCAGACGACCCGAAGCCGACGCAGGCTGAGTTGGATGCCGCATGGCCAGCAGTCCAACAGGCACGCCAACAAGCCGAGGTGGATCGCCAACGGCACGCCGCCTACGTCACAGAATCTGACCCACTGTTCTTCCAATACCAAGCCGGAGAGATCACCGAACAGGAATGGCTTAATAAGCGTGCGGAAATCAAATCTCGTTATCCCAACCCTGAGGTCTGACAATGGCGATCAACTTCCCTGACGCCCCCTCAGTAGATGACACCCATAAGGTTGGGGACATTACGTGGATATGGGACGGTACCGCTTGGCTGGTGGAGCAGGTGCGAAGAGCAGCCAACTTCACCGACACCGCCACCGGCACGTATTCGTCAGGTGGCAAAGACTACAAGTATTTGACGTTCACGGCATCGGGTACGATCACGTTCGACACCGCCGGTCTCGCCGACATCCTCGTCGTCGGTGGCGGAGGCGGCGGCGGAGCCTCTAGCGACTTCACAACCGGCCAAGGCGGCGGCGGCGCGGGCGGCATGCTCACCTCGTCGCTCGCCTACTTCGACGCCACGACCTACACGGTGACAGTGGGCGGCGGCGGCGCAAGTTTTCAATGGGTTGCAGGTGGTGACCGTTGGGGCAAAGGGCTAAACGGCACGACCTCACGAATCGGAGACTTTTACGGCATCGGCGGCGGCGGCGGTAACGGCATGCTCTATGTCGCAGGCAATGCGGGAGGCTCTGGCGGCGGCACCGCCTATTATGCGACTGCTGCACCGGGAGTACCGGGACAAGGGAATAACGGCGGCACCTCCACTGCTGACGGTAGCGGCGGCGGCGGTGCTGGCGCGGTCGGTGGTAATGCGACGGCTGGCACTGGCGGTGCTGGCGGAGCAGGCGCATCATCATCGATTACTGGCTCGGCTACTGATTACGCAGGTGGCGGTGGTGGCGGTGCCACAACTGGCGGTGCCGGTGGTACCGGCGGCGGCGGTGCTGGCGGTAGTGGAACGGCTGGGACTGCTGGAACCGCTAACACCGGTGGTGGTGGCGGCGGCGCAGGACAAGCAGGTGTCAGTGGCGTTTTTGGTGGTGCGGGCGGCTCCGGCATCATCGTCGTAAGAGTGGAGGTCTAAGACATGGCACACTTTGCACAAATCAACGAACACAACGTAGTTGAGCAGGTCATCGTCATCAGCGACGACGTAGCACCCGATCCTGCCCCTGACAACGAGCAACAGGGACAGGCGTTTATCGCTGACGTTCTAGGTTTGTCTGGCGAATGGCTACAAACCTCCTACAACGGGAACTTCCGTGGCACTTATGCCGGACTTGGCTACACCTACGACCCTGACCTTGACGAGTTCGTACCGCCCCCTGTAACTGAAGAACCCGCCCCCGAGTAAGAGGTATAATCAATCCTATGGCACATTACGCATTTCTTGACGACAACAACATTGTCACCGAGGTTATCGTCGGACGGAACGAAGATGAGGCCGTTGACGGTATTACGGACTGGGAGGCCCATTACGGTGCTTTTCGGGGCCAGACCTGTAAGCGCACCTCGTACAACACGCGAGGTGGACAGCACACTGGTGACGGCACCCCGTACCGTAAGAACTACGCCGGTATCGGATACACGTACGATGCCGACCGTGATGCCTTCATCCCGCCTTCTCCTTACGCTTCATGGGTCCTGAACGAGGACACCTGTGTGTGGGACGCCCCCACCCCGATGCCTGATGACGGACAGGTGTACACGTGGAACGAAGACACGACCTCATGGGAAGTAGTTGAGGCCGAGTAATGGCGATCAATTTCCCCGATTCTCCTTCTAACGGCGACACCGTCACCGTCGGTGACAAGACGTGGACGTGGAACGGATCGACGTGGGATGTTGTCGTATCGACCCCGATCTCTAATCAGATCGTTGATGCGGATGGCGATACCCGCGTCCACGTAGAAGAGTCCCCCGACGAAGATTACTTACGTTTTGATACCGCTGGTACCGAGCGTATGACGATCAACCCGTCAGGTAATGTCGCTATGACTGGTGACCTTACGGTTACGGGTACTATTGCGGGTGGGTCTACTACCTTTCCCACTACGTTGGATTCTGGAACGATGCCCGCAATCGAGGCTCTTCAGGCGAAGGTGGGTGCGGATTCGTCTGCGGTGACGACCAGCCTTGATTATAAGGTTGCCCAACTAGAGGCGCAGGGCAACTACACCGACTACAGCGGCACGGTCACGTTCAACAACTTCACGCTCGGCAATGGCACGGTGTCGGCTTACTACACACAGGTCAACGATTTGGTTCACTTCATAGGCGAAGTTACTTTGGGTTCAACAAGTTCTGTGACCGGCAACTGGTCTGTCAACTTGCCGGTCAACAAGGACTTTTTGATACTTGGTAGTGGAACCGTCCAACTCAACGACAGCGGCACGGCCGTTTATCTCGGCATGACGGGTGGAAGTAGCACTACTGCGAGTTTCAAGTTCTTTTCCGTGACAGGTAGCCTGATCGGCGAGGCCAATGTGAACGCGACTAATCCTTTTACTTGGACCACAAGCGATTTCCTCCGATGGGATGTTCTTTACAAGGCGGCATGACAATGACACTTTTTGAGTTCAACCTTTTGTGGCCTGACGCAACCGACGATCAGAAGTTGGAGCAGGTCCGTTTGTGGCGTAACAGCGAACTGGCCCGCACTGATTGGACGCAAATTGCTGACGCACCCGTAGACGCTTCAGCGTGGGCCACATACCGTCAGGCGTTGCGTGACCTGCCAGCAACTATTGATATCGCTAACCCAATTCTTCCTGACCTGCCCGTAGGAGGTAACTGATGGCAATTGACTTTCCGTCGTCCCCATCAGTAAATGACTCCTTTACCTCAGGGGGCAAAACTTGGGTATGGAACGGCACGTACTGGAAGTTGTACGGCTCTGTTCTGCGCGGCCTGAGTCTTGAGATCTCCGACACGGCCCCCGCTTCTCCTGTATCAGGAGACATGTGGTATGAGTCAGATACGGGGCGCACGTTCACGTATTATGACGGCGCATGGGTGGAGTTAGGTAACACCGCCGCCGTTACTACGTTCTTGACCGATGCTGACGGTGACACCATTGTCCACGTCGAAGAAGGTACAGACGACGACACTATCCGCTTTGATACGGCTGGTAGTGAGCGTATGACCATCGCATCAGATGGTACAGTGTCCGTAGCCGGTGACCTGTCAGTTACCGGCACCATCACAGGGGTCGAAGATCCGTATCCAGTGATGTTCATGTTAATGGGAGCGTAAAGAATGGCTACTGCTTATAAGGTCTTGGGTCAGGTGGCCCCCTTGGCTACGACGGCAACTACCGTGTATACGGTGCCGTCTGCTACTCAGACAGTTGTATCGTCTGTGACGGTGTGTAACCGTGCTGGGTCTGCTGGGACGTTTCGTTTGGCGGTCCGCCCTGATGGGGCGACGTTGGCTAACCAGCATTATTTGGCCTATGACGCTAATCTTGCGGCAAACGACACGATGATTCTAACTATCGGTGTCACAATGGATGCGTCGGATGTGCTTGAAGCGTATGCGTCATCTGGCGACTTTTCGTTTCACGCTTACGGTTCTGAAATTTCGTAAGTCATGGCTGTAACCACTACAAGTACGTCGGGTTTGACGGGAGCCAAATATCGAACCGCTAAAATCACTTTCAATCCCGACCTTATTGTGTCGTATTTGGTGATTGCGGGCGGCGGTGGCGGCAACATCGGTGTCGCTTCTGCTGGCGCTGAAGAAGGTGGTGCTGGCGGTGCGGGCGGTTACCGAAATTCGTGGAACAACGAACAGTCAGGTGGTGGCGCATCGGCAGAAACACCGTTGACCTTACAGAAAAATGTTGACTTTACTGTTACGGTCGGTGGCGGCGGAGGCCGAGGCGTTCAAGGCGGAACCTCAGTGTTCGGTACTGTTTCTACAGTAGGCGGCGGTGGCGGTCCGGGATGGGGAACTGCTGGAAGATCTGGCGGTTCAGGCTCTGGCGCAGGCGGTTATTACGGCAGTCCCGGCGGAGCCGGAACAGCAAACCAAGGTTATAACGGTGGACCGGGAATTAGTGGTGTTGCTGGAACTGGTGGTGGCGGTGGTGGTGCTGGCGAAGTGGGACATGCTGATGGTTTTGGTCATGGTGGCGACGGTGTTGCATCTACAATTACTGGTTCATCTGTGACCCGCGCTGGCGGCGGTGCTTCTAGCGGTACTGGTGGTGCTGGTGGCGGTGGTAATCGTGGCCAAAGCGGTACAGCCAATACTGGTAGTGGTGGCGGAAACGGTCGTGCAGGAGCAAGCGGAACTGGTAATGGTGGTTCAGGAATTGTTGTTCTTCGTTATTCGTCTGCTTTCAATATGACGGTGGGCGCAGGTTTGACGTATACAACGTCAACTATTGGCGGTGACACTATTGCTACTTTTACTGGCGGTTCTGACGCAGTTAGTTGGTCGCTCTAATGGCACACTACGCTTTTCTCGATGACAGCATCGTAGCCGCCCCATATCTACATACTCAGCCCTAACCAGTGCTACACTCGTAGAGAAACCCGATTCAAGGAGTACAAATGGCTGCTAGCAAGAACACCACGAAGATCGCTGAGGTCCTCATTGAGGACGAGGTGGAGGCCCCGGCCCCCGTTGCTCAGCCCACTGTCGTGTCCCCCACGACCAAGAACGCCAAGATCAAGGGGACGTGGACCATGTACTACGGTACTGGTAAGTGGGACTTCGTGGATGGTCATCGTTATGACCTTCCTCTTGACCTGTACGAGTACCTGCGGAAAAATGGCTGTATTTACGACACTTTGTGAAACATGTATGATACGTTGGTCTTGTGAAGACCTGTTGTACGTGCAAAGCGGATAAGCCACTGTCAGAGTTCGGTAAGAACAAACGTCAGAAAGACGGGCATCAACGACGTTGTTTAGAGTGCGCCCGTACAGCGTCTGCTGAGTACTACCGTAAGCATAAAGACCGTGCTAACGCTGCCTCTCGTGAATGGGCTAAGCGTAATCCAGACAGAGTCAACGCCAACAGTAAGCGGTGGCGAGAAGCCAACCCAGAGAAGATGGCCCTCGCCCGTAAGCGGTCTAATGTACGCTTCTTCTACGGCCTTTCTCTTGATGAGTACGAGTCCCTGACGAGTGCTGGGTGTGCTGTATGCGGCTCGCATAACCGGCTGCATGTAGACCACGACCATTCTTGTTGCGATGGTCGTTCTAGGGGATGCGGTAACTGTGTTCGTGGTATTCTCTGTTCAACATGCAATACTGGAATAGGTTTCTTGAGAGACGACCCGGATCTTCTTAGGAAGGCCATCGCTTATCTTGAGGGCTACACCGGAGCACAGCACGACACTCTCTGATAGAGGAGGGGCCGTATGGCCTTCATTATTCCCAACGCCGTTGACACGTCTAGCGGTGCCAAGTTTGAGAACCTAGATCAGGCCGAGCCGGATTCTCTTGACTTTGAGATCCTCGGTAACACTGGCCGATCTGGTGTTCTCTCTGGCTGTGCGGTCACGTCGATCTCGTCCAGCACGGCTGTCGCTGTGTCCTCGGGCACCATCGTTATCAATGGTGCGCCGTACAGCATTAGCGCCGCCGCTTCGTTGGCTATGCCGACGGCCCCCCTTGGTACTCGCTTTGATCTAGTCGTTGCCCGCGTCTCTAGCGGAGTCGCCTCTCTGATCGTTGTTCAGGGCGATGACGATGATACGAACCCTGAGTACCCGAAGACCTCCAACACCATCGTTGGTACCTTCAGCCCCACCACCAACGTCAACCTTGATACCGATGTGGTGTTGGCGGCTATCTACCGGCAGGGGACGCAGGTCATCACTACGTCACGTATTGCCGACAAGCGTACGTTCCAGAGTTCAGCGATCTTCGATCAGAGCACGTCGGCCCCTGAGTCCGAGATCAGCATCTCTGCTGTTGCAGATGCGGGGCGGTTGTTCTATCGCAAGGTTGCCCCCAGCGGTACGTCATCGGGCGTCTACGTCAAGGGCATCTACGGTGAGTGGTATGAGTTGGCCCGCAACATCGGCCCCCACCTGCCTATCGGTGCCGTCGTAGCGTGGCCCTCTAAGGGATCGCTCCCCTCAGGATTCATTGAGGCCAACGGACAGAGCCTGCTGACTACTGACTACCCGGCCCTGTTCGCCGCGTACGGCTACACCCACGGTGGCTCTGGTTCGTCGTTCCAAGTCCCCAACCTGAACGGGAAGAGCCTCAAAGGCACCACGGACATCAACTTGGTCGGTACCCCAATAGGTAGCGACACTACGACTCTGGGTGTCAACAACCTGCCCGCTCACAGCCATGGTCTTGGGGCGCACACCCACACGTTGTCTCACACCCACTCCATCGACCACAGCCACAGTGGTACTGCTGATACTGCGCCAAACCACACCCACAGGTACCAAGATGTTCAGCAGTTCAAATCTGGAAGTAATGCTGGTAGTAGTCCCGGTTTTGGTGCTAGAAGCATTGAGTATGGCTACACCGAGCCTGCTGGGGCGCACAGCCACACAGTGTCGGTAGGATCACCTAGCCCAACTACGACCAGCAGCCAGTCAGCCACTACCACCAGCACTCCTAGTACTGATTCTACAACTGAGACCGGTTCTACCCAGTCATTTAGTAACGTCCCCGCATCTACGTATGTCCGCTGGATTATCCGATCCGCGCATGGTGTGGAGGCCGACACGGTGGGCGGTACTTCACTTCTTGACGAGGCTCTTGAGGAGACCGTGACTCTGGAACTGGTAGGGTCGGGGTCGCTCCCCGCTAGTCAGGCTGGGGCGGCGGTGTTCCGTATGCCATATGGGGCGCTACTTACCGAGGTCCGCGCTGGTCTGAACTCGGGCAGCAATGCCACGTCGGCTATCAGTATCGATATCAACGAGTCCGGTAGCAGCATCCTCAGCACCCCGTTGACCATCGACGCTGGGGAATCCAGTTCTACTTCGGCTGCTACGGCGGCTGTCATATCAGACCCGGCCATCGCAGATGACGCACTGATCACAATTGATATCGATTCGGCAGACACAGGAGATAGCGGCCCCCTGACGGTGACCTTGTACTTCACTAGGGATGCCTGATGGCTACTAAAGCCGAGATCATTACTATTGCCCGCAACTATCTGCGGGACTTCAAGAAGCCGTTCCAGCAGACGTTCGTCCCCATGGGCATTACCTACGATCTGGGTAAGCCCAACGTGGAGGCTGACACACTCTGGGTGGCCTACACCCCGCAAGGTGGATCAACGTCCGCGTCAGTTGCGTACACGCTGGATGACCGTAACGGTTTGATACGGCTTGGTAGTGCTCTGCCGAACAATGCCACCCTTATGGTGGACGGCTACTACTACGAGTGGTTCCTTCCGACGGATCTGGATTTCTACGCCGACATGGCTATCAACCTCAACACCCACAACCTTCGAGTGCCACTCGCGAACTTGGCCCCCGCAGTTACTGATGTCATAGGTATCCATACCCTCGTTCAGGCGCTATGGGCGCTGATGTCCGAGTACAGCCGCGACATCGATGTAATTACATCTGAGTCCGTCCACATCCAGACCTCCCAGCGTTACCGCATGGTGTCCAGTCTGCTGGACTACTGGATGAGCGAGTACAACCGTCGCGCCACCGCTCTCAATATCGGACTGGAGCGTCTGGAGGTCGTCAACCTTCGCCGGGTCAGCCGCACCACCAACCGTCTGGTGCCGCTGTACAAGCCGCGTGAGGTGGGTGATTACGGCCCCATCGAACGTGTCTACCCAGCGATTGACGACGGTGTTATTGACATCGAAGAGTTGCCGGATGACCTTCGTGAAGAGGTTTACCTTGACGGTGAGCCGCCGCCCGGGTACCTGTCGACTGGGTACTACTGATGGACCCCCGCCGAGAACTGAGCATGATCAACAAGCACGTTCGCAGGCGTAACCGTGAGGCTGGCGAATCCATTGTCTGGTATGAATTTCAGCCACTTCAGGGTGGCTACAGCGTCTACGACGATGTCTATGACGAAGGCGTCCCCGGCGCTAGTGGCCGTAACTACAAGACTGGCATAATCATTCCCACCATCTACATTGAAGAGGTTGAGGATGGTTACCGTGCCATCGAAGAGGGCCGTCAGCCTGTACAAAATCTAATGGCTACTATTCTGTATAAGGATGCAGTTGCTGCTGGATTGAGCACACCAGATGAGTACAACAAGCATTTAAATGACATGCTGGAGTACGACGGTAGGTTTTATAAGGTACGTAACTACAACGCACGCGGGCGTCTTCCCGAGGAAGTAATCCTCAAAGTTAGTGCCTATGAAGTACTTGTTGATCAGGAATTCCCGTTTGATCGTGGACCTCAAAATCCTAAGATTTCAACCCTCCCTTGGCCTACATCGTTCCCTAGTTAGAGGTATGATGTGTGGGTGCCCGATGCGCGTCGGGTGCCCTGAATCGCTTTACAACGCCTAGAACCGGAGGAAAGCCATGGTGGCTTCTCAACCTGCTGCATCTAACGGTTCTAGTAACTCCTTTATTACTGGGTTTCCGGGGGTTATTCCCGCAGTTGAGTGGTTTGAGGCCAACGTCTCTGAGTTACTTAATGACGCTGTTGGTGATGCGCTTGATGCTGCCACTGACCGCCTTCAGGACCGAGCGGAAGGGATTGAGGGATGGGCAGACATAGCCGATGATCTGCGCGTTACGGCAGAACAGGGACAAATAGTAGTAGGACATAAAACTGACTCTAGAGAAATGAATCTATACGCTACTACCCTAGAGTACGGCGACGGAGATCGATCCCCTTCGCCACTTCTCCGCAAAACTCTACAGAAGGATGAGTCCCGTATTCCAAGCGCTATCTACGCTGCCCTAGAGAAGGACCTCCCCGTTGCCTAACCCCGGTTTTACCCTCGCGGAAGACGCAGCACTTAAGCAGCGTCTGGCTGCACTGACTGTATCTGATGACAGGGACATGCGTCGTCCCATCAAGACGTTCTTCAGGTATCCCGACGCTGAGACTGAAAAGACTTACCCCTTCGCCACTATTGAACTTATTGATATTGAGTTTGACGCCCAAAGACAACACTCTGAGGTTAATTACTATTACACGACATCTGCTAGCGCTGCCGGTATCCATAAAAGTGGCGCTAACGCTCTTGACTACTTCCCGTCCGAGTACAGCAATGTCGATATAGATCAGTTGCTCTCTGGACCTACTGAGTTCATGGCCACAGACCAGTTCGTTCCTGTAAATCTTATGTACCAAGTAAGTACTTATTGTCGTAGTCAACGACATGACAGACAGTTGACTGCAACTATGCTCAGGTACGTTTTCCCATTTCGACGGGGTTTCATTGAAATCCCCGAAGACGGCACCGTACGGCGCTGTGACATGCTAGACTGGCGGCAAGCAGATGTCCTTGATCAAGAAGCAGGCTTCAACAAAAGGATATTCCGCAAAGTCTACACGGTTAGAATAAACGCAGAGATTCCGCAAAAAGACATCTTCACTGTCAAAGCGGTTTCTGAAGTTAATGGTACTATTCGGGATAATTACACGGACTCTGACGTTTTATCAACTTCTTTTTCGGAGGATTTCTAAATGCCTACCTACTCAACTCCCGGTGTGTACGTCAACGAGGGCGCACTCGCTAGCCTGACCCCCTCTGTCGGTGGTGGGACCGCCGCTGTGTTCTTCGGTGCCGCTGAGCGTGGCCCCGAGGTGGCTACCCTCATCACTGACTGGACTACCTACAAGCGCACCTATGGTGACCTTAAGAACGCTTACGACCTCGGCTATGCCGTCTACCACTTCTTCGCTAATGGTGGGCGTAACTGCTACGTCGTCCGCACCGTCGGTACCTACGACAGCGAAGGCGGTACTGCTGACTCGGTGACTCCCGATGCGGCTGCGTCGCTGGACGTTCCTTACTACCCTAACGGTTCTTCGTCGGCGTCTGCCGCCCTCTTCGATGCTGAGGCCATGAGCAACGGTACATGGGGCAACAGCCTTACGGTCACCATTGCCGCCGGTCTGGTTGACACCACCGCCTCGGCCCACGGTACCTTCACCGTTGTCGTGAGCCTGTCTGGTACGGAAGTTGAGCGTTGGCCTGAGGTTACGCTCGACCCCGATGGCAACCGCTACGTTGCCACGGTCATCAACAACTACAGCAAGTACATCAAGATCAGCGGAGTTTCGACTGCGTCTCCTGACGCCAACCTTGCTTGGATTACCGCGGTTGACAACGTCGCCGCCTTCTCCGGCGGTACTGAGGGTGTTGTTGGTCCTCAGGACTTCGCTGGAGCCGCTGATCGCATCGACGTTCTTAAGGGGACGTTAGTCCTGAACGCCGTCGGTCAGACTTCCACTACGGCCCTTACGCCGCTTATCAACAAGGCCGTGGCCCGTGGGGACTCGTTCGTCGTCATCGACCCGGACAAGACCTCAGAGACGCTGAGTGACCTTCAGACAGTTGCGTCGAACTTCTCGGGTTTGTCGAACGGTGGTTACGCCGCCCACTACGCTCCGGCGTTAATCATGGCCGACCCCGCTAAGACTGGTCCCGGCGCTATCCGCACTACCTACCCGGGTGGTGCTGTTGCTGGCCTTATCACTCGCACTGAGGTTCAGCGCTCCGTGGCTAAGGCCCCGGCTGGGTTTTCCGCCGATATGCGCGGTGCTCTGGGTCTTTCGGTCAAGTTGTCCGACGACGACCTCGGAACTCTGTATGACGGTACCCCGTACGTCAACTCGTTCAAGGCTGTGCCGGGAGCGGGTGTCGTGGTCTACGGTGCCCGTACGTTGGCCCGTTCTACCTCGGACAAGTTCATCCCGGTGCGCCGCACCCTGAACTACCTGAAGTACTCTCTCAAGGACCTCACTTCGTTTGCGGTCTTTGAGCCTAACGATGCCAACCTCTGGAACCGTATCAACATTACGGTTTCTGGATTCCTCGGAGAGTTCTACCGCTCTGGCGGTCTCCGTGGTGCTAACTCCAGTCAGGCATACTTCGTCATCTGCGACGAGACCAACAACACCACGACGAGCATCGATCAGGGCATCGTGAACGTCGAAGTTGGCGTTGCTCTTCAGTATCCCGCAGAGTTCATCGTTATCAACCTCAGCCAGTGGACTGGCGGCAGCAACGCCGTTGAGTCTCTCTAATAGTCAAGGAGTAACAACTCATGGCACGAGCAGCAAACACCGATCCACTCAGGAACTTTAAGTTCAGGGTCACCATCCAACCTCCGACTAATCTGGAACAGATCGTCGGCGGTCTCGCTACTCTCGGCTTCTCGGTGGTTTCTGGCCTTACCGTGCAGAACGAGATGATCGCTTATCGCGAGGGCGGCATGAACACCCATCCGCATAAGATGGTTGGTCAGTCGGATTACGGCCCCGTTACGCTGACTAAGGGTGTCTTCAATGGGCAAGACTCGCTGTACAAGTGGCAGCAGTTCATGCACTCATGGAGTCAAGGCGGCCCGACCCCGGCAGATGGTGGATCGACCAGCGATAACAATAACTACCGATGCGATGTCGTTGTAGCCGTGTACGATCACCCGGTCTCCGCTGGGGCGTACCAGAATCCGTCACCCACCGGATTCACTGGAATTTCAGCAGGTGCTGCAAAACTTGCTTATAAACTGCACAACTGCTGGCCCGCGTCGTTCTCCATGGGCGACCTCAACGCAGGCGACTCGTCTATCCTGATTCAGCAGATCGTGCTGAATCACGAGGGCTTTTCGCTCTCGTTTGATGAGGACGCTGAGAATATCGTCAATTCACTTAACTGATATTTAGAATACAACAATTAGGAGTACAAGTAGATGAGTGATACAGATGTTGCTGATGTCATTAATGATGCAGTAAGCGACCCAGTTCCTTCCATGGGTGACGCCCCTGACTCAGTAGTTGAGTTAATGAGGGGCGTACACCAATCTACCACGGACAAGTGGCACACCACTGCTGAGGTTAGGGAACTCAATGGAGAAGACGAAGAGTATCTTGCATCAATAGAAAATAAGAAGGGCCTTCTGTACTCTGAGTACATGACGGCAGTCTTAAGCAGGGCTGTTCTACGTATCGGTGATATTGGCATCAACGGAGCAGGCGCTTCCCAGATCATCAACAAGTTGATGCTAGGTGACAGGGACCTCTTGTATTTGGCTATTGTTAAAGCCACTTACGGCAAAGAGCGCACTATAAAGATGAACTGTCTTAAGTGTGGTGAACCTAACGACGTTACGATTGAGTTAGACAACGACTTCCCAGTAAGTTACCCAAACTTTGATGTTCGAGAGGGTCTTAAGATAGAAACCTCTAAGGGAACTGTGACTCTAAGGTTACCTAACGGTGAGGATACCGTAGAGGCTAGTAAGTTAGCAAAGAACGACGCAGAAACTAACACTGTTATGCTCGCTCGTTGCGCTGTCTGGCCTGAAGGAGAGGCCCCCACAGAGCCTATGAAGTGGGCGCGTTCTCTCAGCCTCTCGGACAGGCGTAAGTTAGTTGATGCCCTCCTCGCGGTTGAGGTTGGGCCGAAGATGGGGGAGGTGGAAACTCAGTGTGCAAGTTGCGGCGAAGATATGCCAATTCTGCTCGACTGGGTCTCCCTTTTACTCAGTTAATTTAAAGATCTTATATTGGGAATACGAACTGATAGCCACCGTTTACAAGGGTTTTGGTCTACACGACATTAAATCTATGACAGTTCGGCAACGCGATTTCTGGTATCGTATGGCGAAGTGGCGTAATCAATAGCGGAGGCTAGTATGGCGGCAAATCCCGACGCAGAAGTCGGAGAAGGTCTGATCGGTGGCCGTAATGGCCGCTTGAAGGCTGACGTTAAAGCCGGTCTTCGCGTTGACACCTCCGAGTTAGCCAAACTCAAGCAGGCCCTTAAAGATGCTAAGGACATCACAACTCAGTGGCGCATTGAAATGGAGAAACTCTCCAAGGCCGCTGAAAAAGCCGCTGGTAGTATCAGTGCTGCTAACGGCGGTAAAGGCGGCGGTGGGAGTTACTTAAACGACAGTTTCTCCGAAATGCCGGAATTGGATCAGGGTAAGGGGGGCGACGGCGACGGCGTAAGCGCAGCCCAGAAGTACCTAGATGACAATGGGCCGTATCGCGGGCGTATGGCCACAATGGCCACCCGTATGGGTACTGGCGCAGCGGCCCTATCGCAAGTCATCAAGCCTCTCGTTGATGCGGTCAACCAACGCATAGACAGAGGTATCAACTACGCTACGTCTGCTGATCGCCTCAACGTAATGCTACAGCAGACGACTGGCATGTCGCAGATGCAGGTCATGACCCAGATGCGCCAGCCCCTTACTGAGTACCGTCTCGGTGCTGGCGGTGTCAACGCACTCATGCAGTTTCAGGCTCAGACTGGAACTAGGTTACCTAATAGTTATGCCCAATCAGTAGCAGGTATCCGCGCTAGCACCGGTTACAGCAAGAGCACTCAAGACATTTTGTCTGAGCAGCAACAACTGATGGACCCCACTGTTGCTAACCGTATGTTCTTTATGGGAGGCACTAACGCTTACAACATCGGTGGTGGCTTGAAGGACCCTCTTCAAATGCGCCAAGAGATAGTCCAGCGTATGGGGCTTGACAATCCTGAGATCGCTAGAAGTGCGCTCATGCCCGGTTCCGTAACTCGTGCCCGACTCGCTGACATGGGCATGGGCGAGGAGATGCAGACTGAGATTCTCCAATACGCCCAGCAACAGGTTCGGTTCAGGGAAAAGGGCGGGAAGGGTATGTACGACCCGTCTAAGTCTAGCGACCGCCAGTTGATGGGTATTGAGGACAACCTTGCTACTCAGCAGGAGGAGACTGGCAGGGTGCAGACGGCTCGTGAGGAACAATTCATGCGCCGCCAGATCGACAACATGGCCACCCGTGAGAAGATCGATCAAGAGATGATCAAGGTCCTCGGCAAACTAGAGGACACCCTTAGTGGCTTAATGGGCGCTAAGACCTCTTATGGTAATGCAGGGCGTGCCGCGAGCGGCGGTCTACAGGCCCTTGGAGGTGCATTGCTGGCTGGAGGCGGCGTCAGTCTTAACCCGTTTATGGCAGCAGCCGGTGGCGCATTAATGCTTATGGGTAGCACCATGGGTGACGGTGATGCCGACGGCTCTGGTTCCGCGCCCCCCAACACCCCTAACCACAACAGAAACTCCAACGATAGTTCTAGGGACCATGAGATTATGGTGCCTAGCGGGGGGCGAGGTAGTAAGCGGACGCCCCTCTCCGTCCTAAAGCGCAGTCCTAGAATGACCAAACTTCAACCCTCTCTTCGCGAGAAGTTGATCAGAATGATGCGCGAGAACCATGACATCGGTATTAACAGTGGTTACCGCGACGAGTCAGAGCAGGAACGACTGTTCTATAGGCAGATGCAGGAGACTACCAAAGAGGACTCGCAGGTTGAATGGAACGGTAAGTACTGGAAGCAGGCCCCGGGATATTCCTTCACGGCTCCTCCCGGTAGGTCTATGCACGGCGTTGGTCTTGCCGCTGACATCTTTGAAGAAGGCCGCGATTACAGTTGGATCGTCGCTAACTCAGCGCGATTCGGCCTAAACAACTGGCGTGCCAAGGGTTGGCGACACGACGAGCCGTGGCACGTCCAGCCTCAGGAAGTTCCACGTTTCCGAAGCCAGTATGATGGTGGAGAATACAAGGCCCCACAGCAGGCGCGACCTGATGGCTGGTTTGAGGACAACGCTAAAGAGGACTTCAATGGAGGAGATTACGTCGCTCCTCATGATGAGGTTAGTGCGATGTCTTCCAGCGGTGGTGCCTCAGGCTCACTGAGTGGAGCAAACACTCCTCTTCCTGCGCTGATTGACGCCCACAAGGCCGCTGGCTTGGCACGGTTCCTTAGCGGTGGAACTGGGTCTTACGGATCTGCCACTGGTGAGGGCGCTAGTGCTACCACCTCATCGGCTAGCGCTCTGCCTAAAACTAGGCAGTTAACAGGAGCACAGGTAGCGCGTTACGCTAAGAAGTACTTTTCAGGCGATGACTTAATCACTGCCATTGCTATCGCTAAGGCTGAGAGCGGATGGAGAACAGGGGCGTTCAACCCTAACGGTCTTGATAATTCTTACGGTCTCATGCAGATGAACATGTATGGAGACATGGGGCCAGCACGCCGTGAGCGTTGGGGATTGAGCAGTAACAGCGAGTTGTACAACCCGGACACCAACATGCGTGCCGCTCACGACCTGTACTCTAGGACCGGCGGCTTTAGCCACTGGACTACCTACACGAGTGGTAAGTATCTAGATTTCATGGACGAGGCTCGCGCCGCTGCCAATGAGGTGGGCGACCCATCCCCTTCCTACATGCCCAGCAGGGGCCGCTCTTCTGGTTCAGGTGGTCAGTCTCGCTCTACTACCAACCACTACACTTCGTCTCCGACGATCAACGTGGCACCTGTGATTAACTTCAACGGTGCCCCCGCCACCCCTGATCTCAAGCGCATAGCACAGAGTGTGAGTAAACTGATCAAGGAAGAAGTCGACATGCTTGATTTGAGGTCTGCCTAATGTCCTACCGTAACGACCAGTGGTTCAGGCTGAACCAGCCTGCTCTAACTGGTGAGAACATAATTAGGGGAAGGCTACAGACGCCCGCAGGCTATGTAGTTCCCGGTGCTGATAATGACCCATTTATCTACCCTAGTAGGGTCGTACGCACAGTAGACGGTAAGGGAAACCACAAGTCCGAGGGTCTCAAGCGCGGCTACATCAGATCACTGTTGACGGGTGACGGTAGGGGCGTAAACAAATGCCAGTTCCAGTTCAACCCGTCGTCTTTGAATCAGTCTGTTACACAGAACACTGGCATCTTAAACTTTTTACAGATTGATCAGTACCAGTACTCTCAACCAGTTCCGGGTAATGTTACCTTCCAGTTTGATCTGTTTTTTGATAGATCTATGGAATTGAACAGCGGTATGAGCGAAAGTATGAGGGATGTAACTGACCCTTGGAATCAGTTAGGTCCAGAAAGCATCGGCGTTTTACACGACCTCGCTGCGTTGTACTCAATCATTGGTGTAGGCATAGGTGACTACATAGAAAGAAACATGGTTGCAAATGCCACTGAGTCCGCTTACTTGGATCAGGCTATTGATGCCGCCATTGATAAACGCACCACTGAGTTAACCGCTGAAGACGCTATAGGTAAGGACGCGTCAACTGAGCGTGAGGATTATAAGACTAGAGTAGATGAACTGCTAGCAATAAACAAAGGTAACACCGCCTTCTTGCTACCGTTGCCAGTTCGTATTGTTTTCTCTTCTTTGTATATTGTAGAGGGTCTTGTACAGGACTTTAATGTCTTGTTCACCAAGTTCACTACAAACATGGTGCCCATGCAGTGCTCCGTTACCGTGACGTTTGAGGCTAAGTACATTGGATTTGCCAAGAAGGAAACCTTCTTCACCAAGGCTTTAGAGGACCTAAAGAACGCAGGCACTAAGGACTACGCCACCCTCACGGATACGGCTCTAGAGTACTTGGATGACATTATTGCTGATCTGACGACTGTCACCATGGTGCTTAACAGCGGTGACGGTGACACCGAAAAGAATGGAGTAGATAAAGCCGACAGTTGGCGAGAGAGTATATTCGGCGGATACGAAAACACCATTGGCCTTGAACGGTTTATCAGCCTAGACTACGACGGCGTAGACAACCCTTCTGAACGTCATCGTGCTAGCGATAAAGACAAGTTTGTAAAAGTCTTATTTACTGGAGAACAAGGCCGTATCTACGGCAGACTGACACGTGGTGGTGCTGTCTCAGTGCAAGTTGATGGGAACATTGAGATTTATCGCTTTGGTGACTCTTTTAAAAATAACCCAACTAACAGCGGTTACTTCTCTACAATAGAAGCAGAAGGCGGGTTAGAAACCGCTCAATACACTCCCAATGGGCGTAAGCGGGATGCAGCCGCTTCTATTAAGTCGCAACTTGACACGTGGATTGCAGGAAGAAGTAGCAACCCAGACCCCAATAATCCCATAACCGTATACGAGAGGTATAAGTCAGAACACGGTGACACTTACGATTACGCCTCAGTTAATAAGATCCACTCAGTATACATTGGTGCTAATAATGTGTACGGGGATGGGGGCATAGTTAACGCGTCAACTGCCGACGAATGGGACAGTATGCGAGACTGGGCATGCACCAGCGATAAGCAGGTCGGCGCTCTAGACAATGACTTAAACGTATCAGGCGGTTCTGGTATTTCTAATAAGTACAGTATTGATCACGACGGCAGTGTTAACCCCGACGTTTATTACTTTGCAGTATTCACAACCACAATAACTGTTAGTGTTGATGACTTTGCCTTAGCGCCCCAGACCTCAGTTGACTACCGCATGAGGACCCAGCCGATCTTCCATCCGGATGTCAGCGACTTTGATCTTAAAAAGGTACTTAGATTCGATTGGGCTGCGCTACGCGATGACACCAACAATACCGATAACAACAATAACAACAATAACAACAACGGTGGTAGCGGCGGACTGCCCCCCGGCGTGTCTAAGACATGATTGAGGTTGGTGATACGTATGGCTATATACAACGCAATATCTAGATACAAGTTGGATGCTGGTGGTCAAACTGCGACGAGAACACCGACCGGGACGGCCAAGTACACCCTGTACACCGTGCGCGAAGGCGACACTCTTGAGCGTGTTTCCGCCAATCTGTTCGGCACTACAGAGCGCTATTGGGAAATAGCGGACATCAACCCGCAGTTAAAGTTTCCAATGGGCCTTAGTGTTGGTGACGTAATCCGCATACCGACATGATACGCAAAACCCCGTACGGTAACTCACCGTCAATAGAGATTGTAATTGCTAATGCTTTTGTTGATTACAACACAATTAATCTAATAGAAATTCATCTAGAAGAGAATCGCCACGACATGGTGGTTCTAGAGATGTACGGAATCCCCCCCAGAGCCATCACTGACTACTACAACAAGCCAGTAACAATAGAGGTATCTAATGGGGGCAACTTCTACCATAAGTTTTACGGGTACGTAGAGGACGTTCGGCCTTCGTCCTTCACGGGGCACGGCCTGATGAACGACAGCCCCTTTCAGACGGCACAGATCGTGTGCATGGGTACTTCCTATAACATGCGTGGTAGCACTAGCAAAGTCTGGAATGGCTACAAGTTAAGTGATATAACGAAAGAACTGGCGGCTAAGTACCGGTTCAGCGCGGACGTTCCAGAAGATAACTACGTCCACGACAACCTTCTACAGACCAACGAATCTGATTGGCAGTTTTTAACTAGGTATGCGAACTTCTTAGGGTATGCAGTAAATGTGCATGGAACTCACGTTCACGTATACGACGCTTATACCGCTCTCAGTAGGCAGACTTCCTACCATCAACTGACTCCCCTAGTCAAGGGTAAGGGCCGAATCAACGTACACCCGGGACAGATAATTGACTTTTCTGGAACCTTTTCTAAGCGACACATAGACGGTGAGTACAAGGAGAGCACCATACCTGTGCTCAATCCAGATCTATCTATGTACGATGTTAGTTCGACGCAATTAGAAGTAGCACATAATGGAGTGGCTAGGTTCCCTAACAGGATACCTGAATATGTAGATAACTACGAGGAAGCGACTCGCCGGATTAACGCCCTATCTAAAGACAAGTACGACTACTACGCAGACGTGACTGTCTTAGGAGTTCCCGGCTGCCTGCCCGGAGGAGTAGTAAATATCGATAGTTACACGAGTGACTTCGATGGGTTCTGGTACGTTAGCGGCGTGAAGCACGTCATTCATTCAGACGCTTTTTACTCAGAGTTAAATATCGCTAAAAACTTTAACTCTGAATTGCGGTTTACCAACACAGAACCGTTTCAAGCACCAGCCGATCCATATTTTGATAGAGACACGTGGGTCTCCAGTAAGGCTGTAACGCATGAATACTCATAGTTTTGAGATTCACAGAGCCGTAGTTCATTGGGCGGATATCACAACTGGCTTTGCTCAGGTTAGGATACCCGCCTTACTGGGCGCTGACGACGTTGTGTACATACCCAATACGGGGCTGACTCAAGACGCCGACGGTTTCTGGAATGTGCCAGCCGATGGCACCTCAGTGTTTGTCGCGGTGTCTACTGACCGTACTCAGTTCCTGTGGCTCACTGCCGTCGATGCGGCCCCCGTAGACGAGGACACTGGGGCCGACATTTTGGCTGCTACTGGTGAGCCGATGGGGCACGAAGACCGCACCGAGAGCGCTATGGCGTTCGATGACAGCACTCGTATCTTTACCATCCAGCCAGTTGGTGACTCGTTTACCATCTGGTGTAAGGGCACTAAGTACGTCAAGACGGGCACGTCCTCATTGACGCTTCCTGATACCACGGACCTGTACTACATCTACTTTGATCCTGACGGGCTGATTCAGTACCGCACCTCGTACTTCGTTTGGGATAGCGACTGCCCCACCTCGTACGTCTACTGGAACTCCACTACCCAGAAGGCTGAGTTCTTCGCTGACGAGCGCCACGGCATTGTCCTTGACTGGCAGACACACGAGTATCTGCACCGGACGAGGGGAGCATCTATTGCTAACGGGTTCGACGTGGACCCCACCTCGTTCGTCATCGACGGTGATGGCACTGCTGACTCTCATTGCTACTTTACGCTGGAAAACGGTACGTTCTTCGACGAGGACCTTCAGGTCGACGTTGTCTCTACCGCAACCCCATCGGCTAACTCGTGGGAACAGGACCTCTCTTCCCCCGCTCAGATTCCTGTCTTCTACTTGACGACTAACGGCTGGGTCATGGATGATCCCACCAACTTCCCGTTCAAGATGGGGGCCAGTTTGCCCTACTTCAATGACGGTACGTCCTTGACGCAGATTGACTCCAACAAGTTTGGTATCGCTTGGATCGTCGCTACGAATAACCTGAACTATCCGGTACTTGCCATTATGGGACAAGCGCAGTACCTCAATATCGGTGATGCGGAGGCCAGAGTTTGGAGCGACCTGACTCTGACTGACCTGCCTATCGTGGAGATGCGCCCCCTCTATAAATACGTGTTCCAAGTCAAAGACACGTACACCAATAGCGTAAAGGCCGCTCTCCGTGGCATTTACGACATCCGTCGCGTAGAGGCGTCGTCTATTGGTGCCCCCACCGCCGCCATCAGCGACGGGTCTATTACTACCGAGAAACTGGCTGACGAAGCAGTTACGGCAGCAAAGATCGCAGCCGCTGTCCAAGACCTTCTGGTACCCGCTGGTACCGTCGCGGCCACCATCAAAACCACCGCTGATACTGGCTGGCTTATGCTCGACGGTTCTTCGGTCAGTTCGGCTAGCACGCTATACCCGTCGCTGTGGTCTGCCGCCCCCACCTCGTGGAAGTCGGGAACTACCCTAAACCTGCCTGACATGAGTAACAAGACCCTCGGGGGGTCAGGTACCACCGCCCTTGGTGCTGCTGGCGGATCTAACAGCGTTACTCTGGCGGAGACCAACCTGCCAAGCCACGCCCACAGCATCAACCACGGCCACAGCGACACCTTCTCCGGTAGCGCTAGTAGCCACACGCACTCCATTGACCCGCCTAACACCGGCGTGTCGTTGTCTCTCGGTAATAACACCACCCAGTTTGTTAGGCGTCTGGGTAATTACGCGACCTACGCAGTGCCGGTAGCCAGCACCGGTATGGCTGTGGACTTTGTAGACAGTCACGGCCACTCGATATCGGGGTCTGTAAACATTGGTTCCTTTACTTCTGGAGGCCCATCCGCAACTGGCGTCTCCATTAGCGGCTCGGTGACTAACTACACCGGTAACTCTGGTAACACCGGTTCTGGGACGAGCGTGGACGTGACGAACGCTCACTTGGCGGTGAACTTCCAAATTAAGGCGCACTGACGACCACCCGTTGACACGGAATCGTAACATAGTGGTATACTGGACGCTCGGAGACACGAGCGAGGAGGTATCCCAATGCGCCGTCTTCTTTCCCTTATCCTTGCGGCTACTGCCGCTGTCACCCTTTCACTGCCCCAGACGGGGGCCAGCGTGGAAGTTCCTGAGGAGTTCATCCCACCCCACAACTGGGAACTGCCAGCAGACCCAACGCCTGTACCAGTCAGGTCCATCCAGATCTACAGCATCCGGCCAGAGCCGGTGTGGGCTGACGAGCGGCGGGAGCCAATGCCCCCGCCCCGGGTTAAGTCATGGAGTCGCCACAACCCTGACTGGCGTTGTGATGAGTGGATGCCCCTAGCCCGTGAGGTCGGGTGGGCAGAGGAGCAACTGCCCAAGTTGTCCTATGTCATCTACCGTGAGACACGTTGCCGCCCCGATCAGCATAACCCCGATGACCCTATGGGCGGTAGCAATGGGCTGACGCAGATCAACCAGTTCTGGTGTAAGCCCACGCAGTACTGGCCGGGAGGCTGGCTCCAGACTCATGACATCCTTGACCATTGCGACGAACTGTACGACCCTAGAATCTCCCTAACAGCGTCACTTGCTTTGTGGGAAAACTCAGGGTGGTCACCTTGGTTTCCATAAATAACGTATAATGGTCTCCTGAGGAGGCCGTATGCGGCGA